TGGCTATACCAGCGGTTTGAATAGCCTGCCAGGCAGCCTGCCCCCCTGTCTTCAAACCTGACCAGATGTCATTACCAATATTTTTGAGGCCCTCTAGGGAGAAGTTGCGCTTCACAAAGTTGACAGCATCGCCCACGGCTTTCAAACTGTTCACCATGCCGTTAAACGCATCTGAAGCCCCAGTAATTATAGGCTCAGCAACTTTCAGAACACCATCAAAAAGTTCTCCAAAGTTAGTGATAGCCGCTTGTACCGCAGGGTCATTGGACAAGTTTGCCATGAACTGCCCAAGACTTCCCAAGACCTTCTTTGTAGTGCCTCCGAAGTTTTTCCAGACTGTTTCCCAGTCGCCCCCACTCAGTTGAGTGAAGAAGTCACTGATACCTGTCCCCAAATCTCCCAGGAATCCCTGGAACCCCCGCATAGTTGGGCCGGACTTTGCCAGTGCTGTATTCATACCAGGGAGAGCATTCTTGGCCAGATCGCTTATACCATCAGCCAATGGCTTCACAAGGGGGGCAGTGTTTTTGAATGCTTCCTTTACCTGGGGGGCTATATCCTTCAGAGTTGTCTGGAAGGTTTTCATCGCATCCAGGAAGGGACCCTTCAGAGGGGCCGCAGCTCCAGCAAACTCTTTTTTGGCCGTGCTGCTGAGGTCCTTGAAACCCTTCTGGATATCCTTGTCATTCTTGAGCAACGCTGCCCCGGCCGCAATCATGCCTACAGGGAGGGCGGTAGCGATCAAAGCCCCTACCCCTACGGCTGCAACACCGACGCCAGCAAGAATAGTCGTAGCACCAACAGCAAAAGCAGTAAGGGCTACATAGGGGTTGATGTTGGACATGTTCATCATTTGCCCAGCTACGCGGCCTAGACCGGTAAGTACATCATTGGAACCACTCGCAGCTCTACGGAAGAGCCGGGTGAACATGTTGCCTGTACGGTCCCCATCGTCACCTGTGCGGCGGACAGTGTTGCCCAGTCGGCTTACCGCTCTGCCCACGCGGTCGGCGTCTCCCTCAGCACCCCCCAGGCGTCGTAGGCCGTTAGTAGCGCTATCCCCGTCATTTGCAAGACGACGGAGTTGGGAACTCAAACGGTTAAGTCCTGCCGCCGCACGGTCCGCATCGGTAGTTACAACGATTCTCAACCGGGCTACATCGGCCATGGGAACCCCTTAAAGTGAAATAGCCGGGCCAGATAACCTGACCCGGCCATTTACATTGGTTGTTGCCTGTTCCCCATTGTCTTCTTGAACTCGGCGGTTGCTCTGCCTTCAGACTTCTGAGGTTTGTTGGCTTCCCTCTCTATCTCCATTTTACGGGAGTAATATGCCTGCCAGTAAGTGAACTCTTTGTTCGACATTTCTGAAGGCTTACCAGAGAGAAGCTCGGATATGGATTTATGCTGTTGATCCGCTACCCAGAACAGGTAGAAGAGGTCTTGATCAACTTTTCATGCTCTCTTCAGCCTGCGCAACATAGTCTTCGGTCAGACCGGAGAGCATGAGAGCAGCGGCTGAGAGGCGGTTGAGTGCCTTGACGTTGCCGTTTGTGAAGAGCTGGTCTACCTCTTCAAAGGTGAGTCGAGGCTCAACCATGGAGAACACCAGAAGGTTAATCTCTAGCTTGGTCTCGTCAATCTGCCCATTACGACCCTTGGAGGAATTCCGGAGCCGAGTCTGTTCAGCCTTGGACAGAGACCGCATCTTAACCTTGCAGTTCCACTCTGGAACATCCACCCAAGATTCTTCAGTCTGGGGCTGATTCATGATGAAGTTGAAGTTACCTACAGGTAGCTCACCAGGAGCCAGGTCAGGAGTAGGAACGGGATTTTCGACGTAGCCCTCTGACATAATGATTGCCCTCTTTCAAAACTATTATGACTGGACTGAACGGGTAAATCCACCGGTAAGACGAACAGTACCCTCAATGGTGACTGCTTCATCTACAGTTGCCTCAATCTGGTAATCCTGAAGAAAACCATTAAAGGTGTACTGAGGGAGACCTGAGCCAGTCCCAGCCGGACGGTACCGCCATGATACCACTTCACCAAAAGTGGCGTCTAGTTGCTCATCCGCCCCACCACTAGATGAGTCATAAAGACCTTCAAATTCTAGAGTGGTTTCGGAAAGACCCGGGATATAATCCTTGATGGTGGAGCAAAGGGTAGTGGTCTCTGCCTCATCAAGTTCACGCTCAAGCGTGATGTCATTCATGACACAGTCGAGAATTACGGTAAAGCTAGTCCCACCAGGGCCCGAAGGGTCCATGGCAAGTTCGGCGGCAGTACCGAATACAAAATTGGTAGGCATTTTAGAGGCTCCTAGAGTTTAGTTACAGTGATACTTGTAACTGGTTCTGATGTAGGAAGGTTCTCTACAGTTAGGTAGCCCTTCCAATCTTGATTAACATTGGGTACAACAACCGAGGGTAGAGTAGCATAATTTATAGAATACGTAAAAAATGCTGCGCTTGGTTGCCCTGCGGGGAATAGCCTAATAACTCCCCAGGGCTGGTTAAGGGACCCAGGTATAAGTTTATCCCTGTCTAGAAATCCATCAACCGAGGGGAGAAACCAAGACCCTGAAGGTGCAGTAGACCATTGTGGGGAGGGGGGCCTTACCCCAGCAGTGTGGGTCTGACTGCCATAATACGTAACCCTTAAGGGGTCAGGTATAGCCGCAGCGGGGTCTAATTCCAGTTCTCCACTGAGAACATTGTAAATTGGCATATAACCATCCTGGCCAGGAGAGGATTTACGGATCTATTATACCGTATTAGTTTCTCTTAAACCCAACGTTAAAGTTAAATGATGGAGTAGTCCCACCAACAACCCAACGAGTGCGAAGATACTGATTAACCGTGGTCCCAGCAGGAATTACAAGATACTCCCCGTTCACCGCATTCTGTGATGGGAAACTGGCAAGGTCTGTCCAAACAGTACCATTCACAGAGTGCTGAATGGTTACGACCAGAGTGGGGGAGGTGCCTGAAACAGCAGAAACCTGAAGAACTGCAACTCCGCCGTTAGTGGTCGCAGCACCGTTATTTACCGATCCTGCGTCATTCCCTGTAGCGGTAACTGCGGCAGCATCTGTGTGAAGAACTCGACCACGGGCCATTGCAGAAGTACAGCGGAACGTAAGTTCCAGAGAAGCCGCTTCATCTACAGTGTTCTCAAGCTTGTAATCCTGAAGGAAGCCATTAAGCATGTACTGGGCGTCCCCTACCTGGCCCCCACCCTCAGGAGCAAATGTCACAGGGAACACTTGCCCGAACCTAGCTTCAAGGAGAGCTTCCAGAGTAGTCGCAGGGGAAGCCGTATTGGTGTCGAAGAAGCCCTCCATTTCAATGGTGACTTCTGCAAGACCAGGAATATAGTCTTTAATGGTTGAGCATAGGGTGGTGGTCTCAACCTCATCCAGCTCAGCTTCCATGTTAATGGTATTCATGGAACAGGCTGCCTGCTTACCGTCCAGCCAAGCCCTGGCGCTGGTGCCGAAGGAAAAAGTGGGCATTAGTTCACCTTCGTAATGTAGTTACCCTCAAGCAGCCAGCCTAGAGAGTCTTCCGGGATATCATCGACTACGTCTCCAGCTTCAACGCGCTTATCGCCGTAGTCCATACCCACCAGAGCCTTGTACTTGGCCTTGGTGGAAACCTTTTTGGTACGGGGCTTCTCTTCTTCAGAAACCGGCGTACTCTCAGTGTTTTCTGACATAAGTAAGCCCCTTTCAGAGTTGTTTTTATTATACCTTAGGAGGACAATACAACCTTTTCACTGACAACACAGTGATAAAAGTTGTTGTTGCCACTTTCCTGTTCGTCGTATTCATAGCTGTTATTGGGGGTTATGCTCAGAATCCGGCCCGTCGCAAGGGTCGCAGTCTGAAACTCAATTACTTCACGAACCCGGTCAATAACATTACGGGCTCGGCGACCCCCGTCAAATCCATAATCCACACATTTCACAGCAAGGTAATGGGTGTCATAAGCAGTACTGCACATGCTCAGGGCATGAGAACCAGCCTGCTTCTGAATGATGACGAAGGGGTATGAGGTGACACCCTTTTCCGGAGCGGAATACATATACGCCTGAGTGACCCCCAGGGCTTGTACCTGGGAGTCATTCTGGATAGCTGTCACAAGCCACGTAATGGCATCCTGGAGATGTGCAACCATTATGCAGCCTCCTCGATACGACGACCGTATTTACGGGCGTGTATGGGGAGCCTGGCGACACCTTCGACGAATGCAGGCATCATGAAGGGGTGAGGACTCATATAACGGGTGCCGTACTCGTTGTAGTAGGCGTATTCCCGGGGGGCTCCTCCGGCCCGACTGGAGGCTGTTACCTCAGCGGAGTCCCCATAGTGGTATTCAATACCACGGAAAAGAGCACCTGTGCGTACTGCCACGTGGCGGCGGGCAAATTTCTGCATATCTTTGGCGATATCACCAGACAGCACGGCTTCTTGCTGGATCGCTACAGCTGCACAGCGGGGGAGGTGGTCGTACTCAATTACTACTGGCATGTCAGGGCCTCATCGATTCTACTCTAAGGCGTTTGGCGGTAATGAAAGCGTCATCAAACTGCAAGCCGACGACTCTCCACTCCCGGCCCTTGTACAGGATCACGTCATTGATCTGTACATCCTGGTTCCAGTACATGACCACGAATGCATCCGTCTGAGAAACTTCTTGTTCACCCCAGAATTTGACTTCCTCAGAAGTTCCATTAGAACCCGAGGAAATCCAGTGACGTAGAGGAACATTGTTACCGACAACAGCCAAGGTACGGGTTTGCCCGCCCTGCCCATCACTGGTATAGGTGGCCCTATATAGGGTACAGAAATCCCCGATCTCTGCGATCAGGTCTATTTGCTGCTGGCGGATACTGTCCAGCTCTGCTTGGCTTATCCAGTTGGGTCCGGGCATCAGTTCCTCAGATCCTTCCGGACCAGCTTCACCTGGCTCGAATTGCCCCAACCCCAGGCCATACCGGCATAGGACTTAGCAAGATCTTCTAGAGTCTTGAGCTGGTTGAGACGCTGTACCGTAGTACCGTCTGCTGTCCAAGAAGTGACACTGTTCCGGAGGGTACCGGTGATCGTTGTCACTAAGCCGGAAGCTACACCGTAAACGTTGTAGACCTTGCCACTGATGATCAGTGCCTGTACCTGGTTGGCGTCGTAGTGGAAGCGGCCTAGTAGCGGGTTGGCTTCGTCCGGAGGCGCGACCGGGCCATTGATCTTCTGGATGACATAGTCTGTCTCCCAGAACTGGTAACCCGTCTTGAAGTCGTGCCACTCGATGGAACCTGTGGAGGTCGTGGTGTCCTCACGGCACATGGGGTGCCGGTAGAGGTCCAGACGCATGAGGTCAAGGCGATCTTGGATTTGCTGGTCTGTGAACTGCTGTGACGCCCCAGCGGGGTCATGTATGAGTTCGCGGACATACGTGATGATATATTCCATAGAAGACCGTACGGCCATCGTATGTCCTTTCTAGGCATAAGAAACCGGGCCAGGCGAGGGCAGGAACCTGGCCCGGTAGTTTAGGTTAGCTTACAGGGTGAAGAATCGCCCAGTTATCCACATCTGCGCCGTCGCCACCCGTAACAACTTGCAATGTGACTTTACGTGTGGGCTGGCTACAGGTGTATGTAACCACAGACCCATTAACCATAGCCCCTGGGACTATGCTGCTAGAGATTGTAAACTCTGGATCTCCGAACCCATTAGGCTCTGGCCAGGTGTTTACGGCCCCTAGAAGTCTAAGCTGCATATTAGACGTAACAGACGGGAATCGCCATTCAATTTTAAAACTGGTCACAGGCTGGTCAAAGTAAATCGGGAAGGAGTATTTCGCCGATATCTCTGTCCTATTAAGCCCGTCAATGACGGGGTAGTACGCACCCATATAAGCTCCTTGATAATAGAGAGTTTTGTCAACTCTCTATTATACCAAGAGAGTTACTGCTTATGCGGCCTTGGTGAGCTGGACAGCGCGGACCGTGGGGGTAGCTGAAGCACCCGTGATGGTCAGACTGACAAAGCCAAGGTGGTCAGAGGTAGAACCAACCTGAAGGTATTTGGCAAGTTCAACCTGGACAATCTTAGTCTCAGCGGCACCGACCGTGAAGACAAGGTCAGCTCCACCGTGAGCAAGGTTAGCCGGAGTCTGCCCCTGGGTACCACGGCCAACCGTAACGGTAGCCGTAGCTCCGCCACCGGTAATGTGGAGCATGAGGTAACGACCTTTAAGGGGGGCTGAAACAGTAGCTGATACGTTGACAACGTCGTTAGCAACCGTGGCCTGACCCGCAGCCATAAGGACAGCAGAGTCCTTGACAAGGTTCTGAGGGTTAAGGGTGTACGTAGCCATTTTTAAATCCTTTACTTACATGTGGGGGAGTTATTTACTCCCCCACTTCAGTTATTAGAGGGTGGTACCCGGGAAGTCGAAGACGACCTTGGCAAGAAGCTCCGGACGGATGACCTTGGCACCGTAGACGTGAAGACCCTTGACAGCGTCCGCGAAACGAAGCTCCGGACGGTAGGCACGAACTTCGGCAACCTGGTCAGCGTAGGTCGTAGCCCAGTTGTGACCAGCAAGTACCACGGGCTGTGACGCGTCCGTGACGGTAGGTGCCTGGTTTGAAACCAGAATGTCAAAGTCAGCGATACGACCTACCATGCCGTTAGCAATAAGGCTACGGTTAGCCTCAGTACCGAAGCTGGCGAAACGAGCATCCTTGCGAAGGTAACCCAGGACCTTAGGTGTAACAACGGCATAACGCCCAGCCGTGGGGGTGTTGGTCTGGTCCAACTTAACTCCGAGATCCACGAAGTTTTCGTAGATGGAGGCCCAACCATTCTGGTCGTTAGTTACAGCTATAGTGCCTAGGCTGTTACTCGCAGGGACGGCAGCGTTAAGCAGAGAGGCCATGAACAAGTCGGTGACGTTGGCAAGAGCGTAAGAAGCCTCACGCATAGCAGCAGACATTAGCTTGGGGTTCTGCTGGGCCTGGTCAACGTCGTCGATCTGGAAGTTGAACATCTTGGCCTGGTCGATAACCAGAACCTGCTGGTTGTCGTTCAGGGTCTCGGGAGCGCTGTGGTTAACGTTCTTGACGTAGTCACCGACAGAAACCGCGCCGATTGAGTTGATTCGGACCGTGTCACCGAAAGCGGAGACTTCACCCTCGTAGTTGCGGTTAGCAACCTGGGGGGAGGCGTAGACAAGGTCATTCTTGAGGTTGACCAGGAGCTGGCCTGACCAAATCTCGGGAATAAAGTTATCGAGAGCCATTACGCTCTTCCTTTCTTAGTTGCAAAGTTGCTGAATTTGCTTTCACAGAAACAGCATCTCTACAACCACCAGGATTGCTAGATGCCGTAACCCCGTATTAAAGCAAATGCTTCAATTCGCCCTTTTCGAGAAGTTCCACTCGCTTTTCAGGGCTCATGGTCTTCAGGTCTTCCCTGGTCCACTTTGTGGCGGAAGGGGCCTTAGCAGGGTTGGTAGTCCCCGGGTTGGGGGCTACAGGAGCTGGGACATTGAACAGAGAGGGGTATTCGGTCCGCAAACTGGCTACAACATCCGCTAGGTTGGAAACCTGGCCGTTGTTGTCGTACTGTATAAGCTCCCGATCGGCAAGCTTAACCGCAGCCTTAATGTCTGCAATCTTCTCTTCGCGTGCAACCATGGCAATCTGGAGAGCCAGATCCTTTTCTCGCGCCTGAGTCTCAAACTGAGTCGCTTTGGTCTTGGCTTCCTCGAAATCCCGGGTGAACTTCTCCTGCTCTGTGAGCTGGGCGTCCTGGAATTCCTTTAGCTGGGTCTGTACGCTGGAGAACTGAGTTTCCATCTCCCGGAGCTTGGTCCGCCATGAAGCGGCCTCGTTCCGCAGGCTCTCGACGTACTCCTTGTCGAAAGTCTTAGATTCTTCTTTAACGGTCGAAGGAGTTACCTCATCGACCTTCTTTTCAGTACTGGTGGAGACAATAGTCGGGTCAGCACTGTTTTCCGTAACAATTTCCTCTGGCATCTAGCCTTTGCCCTTCTAATACACAGCATCAAGCCGTATTAGTTACGATTGCCATTATACATTAATATAACGGCTATTTAGTTGGATTGCTCCCCGAAGGAGATTTCGGGGTTCCCGCAGCCTTGGTTCCACCCATGCTGCCGTTTTTGTTGCCGTTCCCGGCAGGGTTGTTGTTACCACCCGGGGGCTTGCCACTACCAAATGCAGGCTCAGGGGCATATTTCTTCTGGAGTTCCAGAAGCTGTTCCTGTTCCTTCATCGCGTGGCCCTGCTCTTCAACCGGGTCATAACCAAGACGAGACATAATGGTGTACCGTGAAGCACCCATCTGCTGGTCTTGCTGGAGAGTCTGGCGTTCCAGATAAGCCGAACCAGGCATGGCCTCTGGCCAGACAAGGAGAAGGTTCTCCCAGTCGTCCTCTACGAAACCCATGAGGGTCAGCATCTTCTGGTTGATGCGCTCAATCATGTCCCCGTAGGAGATCCGCTTGAGCTCGGTCTTCTGAAGGAGGGGGGCATAAAGGATAGAGAGTGTCACACCGGAGATAGCAGTCGAGGCCGATTCGAAGTCACCCAGGGCGATCGGCGGTACCTGCATCATCTTCATCAGGTCAGCCATCATCTTGTCCGTGTACTGGATAGACGGGCTGAGGTTCCCCAGGGTTTGCAGAACGTTGAGATCTGCCTCCATGTTGGGGAGGGTGATGATGTTGTCGGCTGAGACGTCGATGTCTGTGATCTGGTCAGGCATGACGTTCTTGGCGAACATACGGGGTGAAGCGTGGATTCGCACGATCTTGTTCAGGGAGGACATAGCCCGCTGGTAGGACTCGATGACCTCTACAGAGGATTCATCCAGGTCCGGGAGCCCCCAGAACATGTGAGGCAGTTCCAGGTTCTGGCAGTGCTCGACAGGCGCCCAGGAATAAGGCCAGATCTCTTCAGGGCCGACTGGGGTGCGGTCTTCCATAACCGGAACCCACCCAGTATTGAGAACCCACGTCATCGACTGCTCGTAGTCCTGCATGGACCAGCTCTCGATTATACCAACCTCGTTCTGATTGGCAGTAATCTCCTGAGAGCGAACTACGGGCTTGCCGTTCGCATCCTCTGTGATGTACTCAATGATGTATTTCAGAACCTTGGTGCAGTCGTTAGGATCCCATTCAACATCTACGTTAGCTGGATCCAGAAGCACGAGACGAGGGTATTCATTGTTTATACCAGCAGCATTGGGGAGAATCTTCACAAAGGGGGTACCGTGAATAGCACCTGAAAGCCCTAAATTGAAAAGGAAGGACCCCTTACGGTTGGCCTTCCACGCTTTATTCAGCTTTTGCAGATATGTGGGATCAGAAGCTTTCAGATCTTTATTAGGGGAAGATGAATCAGAAGTCTGCTGGTCCCCGAACCGTCGGGCGGCATCAGCGGAATCCTGGAATTTAAGCTCATTCCCAAACAGGAAGTAAACCCCTGTGTTGACCATGGCGCGTGCTGGGTTGACTTTGACGTTGTCATTGGCAGCACTGTCAATAACGATAGGGTCCGGAAGTTCAGCCAGATAGGCTTCCCAGGACTTCTTGTACTGATCTAGGCGCTTCTGGCGTTCGGCAGCCTTATTAGTGAACTCTGGAATAGTGTTATATCCAGAGCTGCCCCACATGTTACCCCACAAGCCCATGGCAGCCCTTTCGGATCAAGACAATAGTCAAACCCAATTGTATCATCATCAGTCCCAGATGCTCTTTTTACGGCGCTTATTGTTATTAGTTCTAGGTTTCCCAATATCGGCTGATTCGGATATCTTGATGAGCCCACCCGAAAAGGCATCAACCATATCGTCATGAGCACCGACAGGGAAAGCTTCCAGTTCGTTCAGGAAGGCTTTTGTTTTGGCTCCCCGAACAATATATACCAGGCCGTTCTCACATGCAGCGCTTGCTGTTCTTGCTCGCTCAATTTTGCTTCCTGAGGGTTTGTCCCCACGGAAATTGAATCCGAGCATGAGTTTGCGATAGGTGTGGATGGTGGCGACACCGGAACTTCCTGGTTCCTGCTCCATCCAGATCGCGACTCCGGTTCTGCCGTCGCGTTCTGCCTTTGAGCGAACCAGTCGCTCCACAGCAGCAGGCGACAACCGATCTCTAGTAACTTCGAGGATATAAACGTTGCCGTCATCCCCCAGAGCTTGGAGTACAGATGCTGTGTAATCCGGATCACCTTTCTCCTTGATAGCCTTCTCTTCGTCCGTGGAGGCTAGATCCCAGTACCTCACGATACGGCGCAGGGTTACCCCTCTGGGGATCTCTGTGATAATTCGGTTGTCGAACCACTCTCGCTTGAACATATTGCCGTCACCGGCGATGTCCCAGTCACCGTTCATCAGCTGTTTGCGTGTGACTAGGTCAAGCTCATTAAGCATCTGCCGATAGTTTTCACGGTCAAGGTGGGGGTTGTCATTCAAACCTGAAGGGATGAAGACTCGCTCTGCAAACTTGGCCTCCTCCTCCTCGTCCACGTCATCGTCTTCAGGAAGCTCAATGAACCGTCGCTTCACCCACTCGTGGCCTACACCACCCGGGTTTGCTGCCCCACGGACCCGCAGGGGGAAAGTCGACTGATCCGTGGTACGACGACGCACACGAGACAGAAGGTAGGTGTACATGCCTTCAGAGAACTGGGTAAGCTCGTCGAAGCCTACGTAGTGGTATGCGGCACCCTGGTACTGGTATTTGTCGTTCTCATTCTCCATATGGCCGAACTGGAGGACAGCACCTGAGGGGAAGGACCATTTATGCTCGGACTGGTTCCACTTTGCATCCGTGTTACTCAACCACTCTTTACTAATGTCGATTAGAGCTTCAGGCTGAGAGAGATCCTTGAAAGTGCGTCGGATCAAAAGGGCGTTGTAGCCCGGCTGGTCCACGTACTGTAGAGCCCCCATAAGAAGAGCAATGGACTTGCCACCACCGGCCGCTCCTCCATAGAACGCCTCACGGTTGGGCACAAGGAGGAAAGCTGACTGGTGAGCGGTAGGGCGCCAGGGTACGTACTGGTCGGGCAGGTTCAGGTTGAGGGCAGACTTGAGAGCCTTGAGGTCACTCATCGCACGCTCTGTCCTCTGCCCCACAGGGGCAGACAACTAGACAATGATCATCCCCGCAGAAGTCACACCCGTCTGCAAGATCCCACTCATGCTCATGACTCATCGTCGATCACCTCACCCTCTACCACGTTCTCTAGCTGAGGGACTACTCCGAACTGCTGTAGGAGCTGGGCCACCTCTACGGCTGTCTCATCGGACATGTAGTTCACAGAGGTCTTGGACTTGGTGTTGACGTCCCCTGCGATGTTTACGGTCTGGTTCTTGGGGGTAGGACTGTACTCGTCCTTGTTGATCTGCTCCAGCATCCACTTGGCCGCACGCCAGTCCGTGGACGCGCTCATGCGCACTGCTTCCAGCAGCTCATCTTCTACAGAGGCAAAGGAGTGCATCATGCACTGATACCAGAGGAGGTACGGTTGCTCCCCTTCCATGGCCTTGCGCTCCCAGACACCCCACGTAGCCACGTTGTATCCAGCCTTGGCCATGATGGCTCGCTTGCTGGCGCCCTTCTTGGCATCGTCGGACATAGCCTTGATCAAGTACCCGTTGATCTTGCACTTGGGCTTGGTGTCCTTGACCCAGTCCCAGGTCTCTTTAGGGAGCTGAGCGTGGATCCACCGGACGGTTAGAGTGTCCGGCATCTGCTTGCCGACCTTGGCTAGCTCTGTACTGGCCTCGGTGATATCATCATCTTCGGTATCATCCTCGACCTCATACCAATCCTGTTCAGACATAGTGCACCCTCTCTAAACATATGGGGTTTATTTTACCAGATATAGCCCAGGAGGGTTATGACTATGCTTTTTGCAGATAATCTCTGGTGGAAACCCGAACCCGGGCAAGTTCCAGAAGATGGTTCAGTGGACTGGCTGTGGTTCCGGCCTGATATATACAAGCTGTCTCCAGGTTCAGAAGCGGTTTCCTGGATAAGGTTCAAATGTTATCCCTGCCAGGTGGAGTTCTACGCCGAGTGCGACAGATCCACCCGACACGTAAATTGCTTCAACTGCGGAAAATTCATGAAACTACCTAAACTGAGGGCACTATGATTCTTATTCCTATTGCTGTTGGGCTGTACCTTATCGGTATGCTCGGTTACATGTACCTGGTACTCAGTACCTGGTCTGCTGATAGTGTGGTAGGAGCTGCTCTGGATCAATATCCGGTTATGCTGATGGGTCTCTTGGTTCTTTTGGGTTCCATCTGGCCAATAGCACTCTACTGGATGCTAGTGACCCAGGCCATGAAGTGGGCAAAATCATGAATTATGACCCTTACCAGCCTCACACGACCGAAGTACACTTCAATTTCGGCCCCGGAGGCTACCTCAGCTGTCTGTGTAACGAATCTTGCTGCCTTACAAGCTCTGGTGGCTGTGTGTGCCCTGGCTGTGACTGCCGGAACCCGGAAATTCCCCCGAGAAACCACATCCCGGAGGTTTTGGACGTCGCTGAGCTGGGTAGTACAGACAGTAAGGGCATCGTTCGACGCTGCAAGACCTGTGATGCTCTGCTTGTCCGCCCCCATGCACGTGGCCGATGGCCCCTCTACTGCGGGAAACACCGACGATGATCACTATTTTCAGGTCTCACGAGCTGGATGAGACGGGAGTGACCCCAGTCTGGCGCTGGGAGTGTACCCGACATGTCTGCAACGGCGTCAAAACCAACGCGGGGAATTCTCTTTACTGGGAGACAGCCCTCCGGATGGGCCTTCTTCACATCAAATGGCATGAAAACGTGTTTTACGGTAGGGTTGCGGAGGAAAACTAATGCCTTCTTTCGACTACAAGTGCAGCCTGTGCAACTTTATCTTCGAGTTCAAGCATCCTATGGCAGAGACTATGGACTGGAACACCTGCCCAAACTTGGAAGAACTGGGTTGTCAGGGCTATTTGCACAAGGTTTTCCGCCCTGCTGCCACCCATTTCAAGGGGCAGGGGTGGGGTAAGGTCTACAGGACCTGGAAATCCAAGGGTGACTGATGCCCAAACAACGGGATAGCCTGCCTGGGATAGAGCCGGAGGAACCAATGGACTGGCTCTGGTTCAAACCCTGCAATGAGGGGTTCGACGAAAGTACCTATTCGGCCTACTACCGTGTCTGCTCCGTCTGTGATGTTTACGGTGCACGGGAAGAGCTCAACTGCTGGATCTGTGAAAAGCCCCTAGACCGCCCCAGATATGCTGTATCACCCAACCGGATCCCCCATCCAGGAGCAGTAGGAAGCTGGAGGTCATGATGGCATACAGAGTCCTTGTCACAGGTAGCCGGGACTTCCCTTGGTCTCGTAAACACGAGATCTACGAAGAGCTGGCCAATGTTGTCCAAGTCGGCCGTCACTTCTCTGATGACCTGATCATTTCACAGGGCGGGGCGTCTGGCGTGGACGCCATAGCCCTAGCCTGGGCAGAGAACCACGCTATATCGGTGGTCACCTTCAAAGCGGACTGGTCCCTCGGAAGGTCAGCCGGGCCTATGCGCAACCAGCGTATGCTGGACGAGTTCCACCCTCACCATGTCCTGGCCTGGCCCGAGTGCGATGACAGGCAGGGTTCAGGTACCTGGGACATGATCCGCCGTTGCCGCCAGCAAGGGTATCCTGTACAGATCTTCGGAGGTTTCGCATGATCGGTGATTTTCCGGCTTGTTCTGAGAGCCCTGCCCTTCTGGATCGTAAGGCTCATGTGGTATATCTCCCCCAGGCAGGTCCGGAACTAGACATCGATGACGTTTACGGGGAACTGGTGGCCTGCTTTGCCTGCGGCAAATTCTGGGCAGGACCGGAAGAGATACAAGGTCCCTGGCTATGGCATGGAGTATCATGACCACCACTGAGACCCTGCCTGACGTAGAGGTCGAACTCACCGGTTCCGAACTGGTGACCCACCTCTCCTGTGCCATCTGTTATCCAGTAGTGGTACCTTTTGAAACTTATGCCCTGTGCGGGGTACGGCTGGCTGGTATAGAGAGGCCCTACGGAAGCCCTATAGACTGTGAAATTTGTGCGGACCTCGATGTGGAGAAATGCTATGAGTGCGGTTTCTGAACAAGCTAATATCCGAGAGACGGAAGACGGAGACTGGTGGGTCTATGCCTGGCGACGGCCTCCGGACTTCCCGGACTGGTCCTTCTCCGCCAAATACGGGGACGGCGGCTGGGAGTGTGACCCAGGCATCGAGGGGGATAACTATGAAACCACCAAGGACAAGCTGTGGGCCGCTATGAACGAACTGTCGGACATGTACCTGAAGCTGGTCGAATTCGGAAAAGCCCAAGGATTGGAATCCTCAGATGAAACTAGTCTGTGAGGTTTGTACCCGGGACTGTCTCCCCAAGAAAAAGAAGCCGGTGCCTTGTAGGTTCTGTCTGGCCTGCCAGTTTCTGAACAGAAAGAAATGACTGATGTACGGTGACGCTTACTGGGAATGCCCCAACTGTGTGCTTACGGAGCTGGAGCCCCACCCCCGGTACTTCATATGGCGATGCTCCAACTGCAAGGAACACCTCATCGGGAGGTCTGAATGGAACCGGCTCCTGGAACACGGTTACATCGACGCTCATTGGAAGAACTAGTGAATTACCCTACCTGTGACTGGTGCGGCATCTGCGAACACTGCCCGGACCATGACAACCCTGATGCTCCGTGCAACTGTCTTGAGTTCATGTGCTGCCAGTGGGAGAACTATATCGGGACGGATATTCACGGGGACGTAATCACCTGTGAGTGTATCTGCCATGTGGAAGACGAGTGGGGTTTGGGCTGTGGAGCGGTAGACGCTTCCGACCTGGATGCCTGTGGAGACTGTGATGACTGCCGCTTATAACGGATACCTGTGCACCCGCATATCCGATTGCCGCTGCTCCCTCTGCGGCTGCTGCATCCACGACCATGGAGGCTGGATTCACGAATGGCAGCCTAAAGACCAACACCACCAGTGGGAGGGGGAGACTGATGGCCCACAATCATGAGAACTGCACATCCCTGGTATACCCCTATGCCTGTAGAAACGGGGCTGCCTCGTCCATCTGTGACTACTCCGACTGTGGCAATGAGTACTGCCAGAGTGCGGGACACTGTGAGTGTCTGTGTCATTCCGGCAAGACCTGTGACTGCGGGTATACCTGGCCCCGTATGGAGAAGCAGCAGAGGAACCCATGACAAATACAACAGCAGGCTTTGCCGCCAACCTGGATGTAGACCTCTCCCTGTCCACCTCCGACAGAGGGGTCTGCCTGTACAACGGTTGCTCCTGTGAACCGGTCATGCTGGGTATCATCTCCACCCCCTGTGGCTGTCCTCAGCCCCTGTGCCTGGTTCACTTCGAACAGGAAAAACCCAAATGGTGGTACGGAGACTCCATTGCGTGCCATTTCTGCCGCCCTGTCACCTCAGACAAAATAGGGAAATTCCTACGCTGGGAGAGGGCTTAGTCTTTATGTTTTCTTTATCTGGAAATTATTTCAAAAATTTCGAGGGAGATCACCGCTCAGAAAACACGGGTACCTAAAATGGAAATCACCTCAAAATTCCCGGGGCTCCAAACCTCTTTAGGGACCCTAATAAACACTAAATGCATTGCAAATAAATTAAATTAATTTTTATTTTAAATTTTTATTTTTATTTATTTTTATTTCAAAAAGAAATTAAATGAAATAATCTATTCAATACCTATCCCATCACCCTATACCTCGTATGTACCCATACATACCCCACGGTACCCACCCCACCTACCCCACCCCATACCCCCTACCACACCCACCCCCTAGCCTCTACCCATACCCACTTAAACAAAGAAGTAAACATGTACATTTATACACAACAATAAAACATTGAACTAAATCAAGTACACAATCCATGCACATACATCTATGCACGGATATGTAATGCCCGGCTGATAACCCCCGCCTCCATACCCCCATAGTCCTCCTATCCTCCCCTACCCCACCCCCTGTATCAGGACCTACCCCATTACCCCGGTTGTGTGAAAAGACCTCTGCCCGGTATTTCTGTACGCCGTATTTCACAGGGCCTCTTTCAACAGCCGCACCTTTTCCATGCCGAATCCCGGACAGACAGAACAACCCGGATCCTGTTCACCTTGTGAAAGCGTTCACCATCTCGCCCCCTCTCCCCCTCCCTGTGAACCACCCCCATTACCACGACACCGGTACGTCCTCAAAGAAACGTGGGCCAACAGCATGAAAAAAGATCATCACAGCCCGCCTTGAACCCGCGAACTACTAACCCGGGACAAATTAGTAGCAAATTAGTAGTTCACACTCCATCATGTTACTTCCGGGTAATCTGACACAACACCAGAGCGTTCGACAATGCCGAACAGACTAAGCAAGCGCTTAGTCAGAACCCTTGACCTAACACGTGCAAGGTGCCAAGCCTCAGAGATCTTTTTGAACCCGTTCAAATCCATTTATCCCCCTCAAAACCTGAGTACGGACAGGTACACTTTAGCCCGAGTAAACACGGACTTTGCACCAAAAAACCCCTAAAACGGTTGTCTGGGGCAACCTGAGTACCTGTGTACGAGTACGATTCCATATAACCCTCTCCAACCCCTCCTCAGGACAAAACCGCAGGTCAGACACCAATACTATATTAAATAGTAGTAAAAGGATCTTCCCGCGTATAGCGCGAGGGGAGAGGCGGTTTCAGCCAGTCCTCAAACGTCCTCAGTTTCCTCATCCTCAAAGTACACATGGTTTCCCGGGGCAACTACTTGTATCAAGATGTTTCAATACTTCCAGACCAGGGAAAACCCCCTCTCACAGCTCTCTCCCACAGCTCACAGGAGGGCCTCATGGGAAGACCACTGAAGAAGATTCCAATGTACGGCGACAGCAGCCGCTACGACTACCGTGGCGCTCCTGCCCCACCCAGACGCCACAACCCTGCGAATGCCTACTTCCACCCCCCAGAGGATCTTTGGTGGGAGACAGTCTGGGAACACCTGGGGGAAGCCAACGGATCCCCGCTAGGTCCAGCACTGAAAGCTTCCCTGAAAGCAGTCATAGACAGTGCTGTCGACAGGATCTTCAGGTCCGGGGTTGCGTACGGGTGGGGCACACACCACAAGTACATAGAGGAACTCGCTGAAGCCCTCTACAAGAGCCCGGACGACCTTCCGGTACCGGAAGCCGCACGCATATCTCCCCCGCCCCCTCAGGAAGCCGTACAGAGCTTCAGGGACAGACAGGGGTTCACAGCACATCGCTGGGTGTCCGAGCCACCTGGGTAAACACACGCGCGAGGCCCTCAGAACGCCACTGAGGGCCTTTGCCATGAGATGAGCCCCGACCAAGATCAACAGGAACAGCCGGCCGATCCCTTAGTATGCCTAACGAACCATACAAGCCATGATCCCTGCTCTTCCAAGATTCTTTACGGACAAACCCGCAGGTCACAAGAGGTGCAAAGATCATCCGGAAAAGAATCTTGGGATTTGGGGTTGCATCCACCCCCGAACCGGGGCAAGCTGTAACCACAGCAGGAAAACAGCACAGGGCGAGAGAGGGAATCCCGGGAAACCGGGCAGGGAAGAAACACAAGTACCTGGGTGCGGCAGAGCCGACCTCCCTTACAGGTTCCACTCCTGACTCGCCGAACGTGCCGGATACCTCAACAGCCACCGGGAGCAAGGTCCCGGAAGGTGGTCCGCTAAAGACCCTTAGACAAGGCACCTGGCGAGACACACCGGCTCCGCAAACGTCACAGGGCGCGGGCAGTGATTGAGTCCTCATGGTAGGTCCCATGGGGCACATGCAAGACCCGCAAGACAGCAGTGGTACTGACAGCGTGGGAACGCTTAACCTGTCAGCCAAGCAGCCGGTAGATACGGCGACGCCAACTAGCACAGAAACATCAGCCCCCGACGAATGCCGAAAGGCTACGTGGTCCTCACTTCCATGAGGCACGTCGGACGATCAGCCCGTTCGAGTCGGGCCGGGGGCACTGGGTGCGCGATAAGCGACAGCTCAACCCCGGAGCAAGTAAACGCAGGGGCCGCACCCAAGATCATCACCCGCGATATGCGCAAGCGGTAAGCCTGCCGCAAGTAAACAACAGGCCCGGGTGGTGGTCCACGGCAGCGAAGCGATAGACCCGGGAGGTACCCGGAACCGCGAGGCGCTGAGGGAGTTCGAATCTCCCCGTTGCCACTAGGGGCACGACATGCCGCGCAACATCCAGCGTGTGAGTGCAAGGTCAGCCCCGTCGACTTCAAAGACAGCATACAGAACAGCCCGAGGGAATGATCACCATGAACACTGTTAGGACGATCGTCCGTACGGTCCTCTGGGGCATCCTGGGCTTCCTGGTCCTGGGTTTCGTCCTGGGACACACTGCCAGCGCCTCGGGACAGCGTCCTGAGCGCCACCCGAGCATCTCATGGTGCGACAGCACCAAGGGCAAGAAAGACAGTGTGTGCTGGGACTGGGACAAGCCGAACGGCTTCTACATCGTGCTGAACCACACGGACGTGTACGTGCCCGCGACCGGCGACTACATGGAGGGGGTGTTCACGAAGTGAACCTGAACAACGCCCAAGCCAGCCGAGACATGCGAACCATCCGATGGCACGCGTGGCACGAAGGCTGGAACTCCGCACGAGGGGAAGAATGACCATGGCAACCGGCAAGATCAGCGAAGTCACGATCGCCGAGGACGACGAATCATTCACTGTCCGCCTGCATGACGGCCGGGTGATAGAGATCTGGGCCAGTGGTTATGTCCAGTTCTGGGACTTCCGGACAGACGACAGCAGATACATGGGAAGCATCCGCATTCCCGACGACCCGGAGGAATGATCATCATGTCTCAGCAGCGCATCTACAAGCAGCACCGGCCGTCTCTGGCCGACAGCCGTCGGCGCTTCGAGGAAGAGGCCCAGGATCACATCACAGAGGAGATCCTGAGGGACGCCCGGTACGCGGTCAAGCGGGCACAGATGCTCCTGCGCCGGGTAACCAACGCAGGTTTCTAGGGTAGAATGATCATGATGGTCTTTCAGATCAGGATCATCACCATAATGATCATCATGAAAATGATGATCATCATGAACACCAGAATCATCAATCATGCTCGGGGACCCCCGGAAGGGTGAGCGGCCATGACCATGGCTGAGCTTCAGAAGCTGTTCGATCTCGAACAACAGGAAATGATCGACTACCTCAAGTCTGTGCGGACGCTTCCCGTCCCGGACACCGAGGACACAGCCAACCGCACGGACCCTGAGGCCCTGTACGAATCACACACACACCACGCCGAATACGGTGTTGCCGCTCACTGAGTGGAGCGGTACCCTGCACCACATGACCCTGTAGCACACCTTTCAAGGACAGCGCGGGTTCGATTCCCGCCGGGGTCACGTAGTCAGGTACGGTCAGCCGGACTGTGCCACCCAACCGGGGAACACAACCATGTCTATCGTCATCACTGAAGTCGAACTCACCACGTGGAACGACATAATCACGGCCCTCAACTCCAACCACGGAGTCATGACCACCACAGTCGAGGTCCTGAGAGACCTTGACGGGTACGGCCGTCTCGGATCCACGGTCCGCACCAACCTGTTGCGCAAGCTTCACAGCATGGGTGTGGACATCATCCGCAAAGAGATTCCCGCCGACGCCAGTGCCACAGTGGTACTGTTCCGGCAGGGAACACCAGCGGCTCAGATGATCGATATTCTCCGCAACGCGGAAGCCGGTTCGACCAACGCCCTTATCGAAGCAGCCGACACCATGCGGCGCATCAACATGATGCCCGACCCGGATGTGGTCAAGACCTCCATTGAAGAGGCCAAGAATGCGCTTGACGCCTCTGCCCGGGCCGTGAACATCACGGTCGTCTGACACATCCCACCCCCATATACGAACCCCCGGGAAATCCACCATCCAGCCACCCGGGGGTTCTCCCTTGTCCTCAGGAGATGATGTGCCGAAGATCACCAGGGAAGACCTGGACAGGGCTGAGGAGATCGTCCAGCGGCTCTGCTACGGCAAAGAGCAGATGGACAAACGGGACATGGATCTTGCGACTCTATTGATCGATATTTACGACCGGGGTTACTCGGACGCCATTGGAGACCACCTGTGAGCTACACGGTCGAAGCAGCGCATGGGACCATCGTCCGGGTACTCAGTGCCCACCCCACGCGGCGAGACGCTCTCAGGGCCATGCAGCGTGTCTCTGGTACCATCGTGGCGGTACGAGAGCCCGGGGGCCGGATCGTGGCCAGCAACCTCAAGAGGAGCATGGGATGAACGTCAGGGAACTTCTGATCAAGTCCGCTGAACTATTGGAACAGCGAGAACTGGTCAAGGGGATCTATTGTTCCGGCCGGTATGATGACCCTGACGCCATGTGCAGTTACGGAGCCATCACATATGCGGTAACGGGCAATGCAGACTACTCCCTACTGCTCCCTGTAGAGAGAGCGATTATCGATTCAGTGGCCTTGGAACTTGCCCAAGTTGTGGCCAGTGATCCAATCGCACTGAATTACATATCCGCATTTGAAACCGTGACGCGGTTCAACGACGATGTGAACACCACTAAGGAAATGGTCGTCGCTAAAATGCGAGAGGCTGCGGACAATGCCTGGTGATCTGACCCTCATGGAGTTGATCCACGGAGACTGCCCCGATTACGATCAGTGGGGGTGGGTACAGGGTTGGCGGTTCGCTCTCGCGGAGTACATCTACTTCGGGTGTCACAGGCCCGACCTTGTCCCCGAGTTCCGTCCGTCCGCATGGTACGAACCGGACACCGATGTATGGGAGTTCATTGAACTCACAAACCGTGGCCCCTTCACAGAAGACGAACTCATACGGGTGTGGCGGGTGTTGAACCGCTACGTGAATTGGCTGAAGGTGGCCGGTAAGGAGTACTGACGTGATCAAGCGACAGGAAGTCGACGCAATGGTTGTCCATATCATGGATGCCATTTCGGGCGGTAATCACACCACTGGCTATGTCAACCGGCACCTGTTCAGCCCTACCGAGGGCTATATGGTCAGGGGCAAGTCGTGGTCCATGCTGGTCCATGACGATCTGCTTGATACGTACACGGTCCGGGATTACATAGAGGCTCACGTACAGCACTTGTGGAATGCTGTCGTCTATGTTGACTGGGGGTATGACACGGAGTTCGATCGCTGGCGTATCGATCTGGCGCAGAACCTGCTCAACCCGGAGTATGCGGAAGCGCTCGCACTTCAGCAGCACGAACGCACCATGTTCCGTGTAGCCGATGGCAAGACCATTTGGCTCTGACCCCAACTCACCCAACCTAGGAGTAGCCGTGTTTCGTCTCATGATCGTCATCGGCAAGACCATGGTCCCGGCTCACCAGGGACTCGTGCCCCGCTCTCAGGCTCGCGCTCTCAAGGCCGCGTACGCCACCGTACGGCCCAACGCGGTGACCCGGGTGGTGAAGGCTTGATGCCCCTCAGCGTCGAGGCTCAGAAAGCCGTAGAGTGGATAGAAAGCCACTACGAGGACTGGGCGTACCGCAGGGTCGTAGATGACTGGGACGTCGGGGTCATCAACTCGAACGGGGAATGGGTGTACCGGGATGTTCCGGGCCTGGTCAAGAAGCTCATTCCCGGAGTCTGCGAAAACCCGACGAATATGCACTATGCTGTCCGGCGGGACATGTTCGAAACCCTGGCAGACACGTCGTGCAATTCAGACGGGTACTGCGGTTGTTGGCTGGAAAACCCTCAGACAGTGTCCCGGGAATGGACACAAGAGGATGAACACCGGTTCATCACAACGGGGTACATCTACAACAGAAAGTAAAGCCATGGACTTCCTTCACAATCTCAGCCAAGGCGGCGTCTACTCGAACATGGGGACCCCTACCACAGCGCTGGGGTTCCCGGAAGTTCTCGACTACCCGAACGCCGAACATCTCATCGACCAACTCTCTGAGTCACAGCCTCTGTTGGGGGTTGACGGTACCGGCGAGTCCATCACGTTCGACCTCGACACCGACTCCCCCAATGTCCTCATTCAAGGGGGACCAGGCGCCGGTAAGTCGGTCACCGCGCGCTCGGTGTTCGCTCAGGCACTCTCACACGGAGCAGAGGGCGTCATCCTCGACGTCAAGCGGATCAGCCACAAGTGGGCGTACGACCACCCGCACGTGCACTATGCCAAGGACCTGCCGAGCATCGGCAACGCCCTGGTTCATATCGGGCGCGAGGTTCACCGCCGCAACGAGGTGGCTGAGAAGTACCACGGACCGGTTGAAGACGCTCCTGTAGGTCCGAGGATCGTCGTCCTGGCCGAAGAACTGAACGCCACGATGAAAAGCCTCATGGCCCTGTCCAAGCGCATCCCCAAGGGTGCCTACTCGGCCATGGACGCTCTGTGGGACATTCTCCTCATGGGCCGTGCTGCCAAGGTGCACGTGATCGGGGTCATGCAGTTCCCTGACTTCCGCATCCTGGATCAGGCCATGATCGAGTGCTTCACTGTCCGGTGTATGTCCCGGTACACGAAGAATGCTTGGATCAAGATTGCCTGGGATAGTGGCCTTCCTATGCCTGCTCCTTCACAGACGGGACGCGGGATGGTCATCTATGGGGGTAAGGCTCGCGAAACTCAATTCCTCTTCTTGACGGAGCATGAATGTCGCAAACTCTCGGAGAACGTCTCCTTCTGAAGTACTGGAATTCGATAGCCTTTATCCCATTCCATGAGTGCTGGGAGTGGGAGGGTAATCGGACCAGCAACGGCTATGGTCGGATGCATGTGTCGGAAGCCGGTAAGCCCCGAGAGATAGGGGCTCATCGGTTTTCGTATGAACTCCATTTCGGCCCGATTCCAGTGGTGGACGATGACAACCGCAAGGTTGTGGTCCGACACAAGTGTGATAACCCTGGGTGTGTTCGCCCGGAGCACTTGGAGCTGGGTAACACCTCACAGAACATGCTTGACTGTTCGAGCCGGGGCAGGCACCCTGAAAAGAACAAGACGCATTGCCCGCATGGGCATGAGTACAACGAAGTCAACACGTACATCAGGCCGAACGGGCACCGGAAGTGCCGGGTGTGTAATACCCTCCGAGAACGTCGGAAGCTCTCCGAGAACATCACTTTCTGAGGGGCAGTCATGACTGATGATCACGCATTCCAGATTGTTCACAAACTCTCCAAGGGTTATGAATTGACTTCTGAAGAGCGTGTAGAGCTGTTCAATGCTTGGGTGGGTCTGAATCAGGAGAATTTTCTTCTGAAAAAGAAGATCACTCAGGTTGTGAATCTTCTTAAGGAGATTGGGTCATGACTGAACAGCCGACAGCCCCACAGTGGATCTGCGTCCACTGCTTCATCCACCTCGTGAACGGCGACTGCACAGAAGTGATGCAGTGTCACATAGAAGTCGGCTGTCACTGTGAAAATGACCCTCTGTGGAAGTTCGGGGACATGCACATCACCCATGGCATGCTCTACAGCGAGCATGACAGCGAGTGTAAGAATTTCAGGGCAGATCAGGAAGATTGGATGTCCCCCTACGGAGATCACGAGTGCGACTGTGAGACCATCACGCACTCGATGCGGTCATGCGACGGATGCGGTAGCGTCTACCACGGGAAGCGCCACGCAGTCACCGGCTGGATCAAGGAAGAGAGCAAGTCATGAACGTCTACACGATCGAGAGCATCACCCGTATGGTCAACTCCCGCAACGGGAACCCGCGTTACAAGGTCGAACTGGAAGGTGCCGTCGACCACGAGCGCTTCAGTGCCTTCACGTCGTCCGATCACGCATTCGCGTACGCCATCGGCAACAAGGGCATGCGGGAAGGCGACAGGGTCAAGGTCGAGTTCACCAAAGCCGGTCGCATCAGCCACATGGAACCGGCAGGGGGCAAGTCATGAGTGATAGCTGCATCAGGTGCTACATCGTTTTCGCCCAGACGGCGAGTAGCGACACAGCATATGGCGCACCACGGATGTTGGGTGACCCTTATGCGGACAGGGCGCGCGCTGAAGCTAGGGCGGAACGGTTCAGAGATGACCATGAATACGGTCACGCCTGGGTGGACATGATTTTGATCGAGATTGAGGACGAATGAAGATCAAGAAGGTGGTTCCTACACCGATACCAAAGTACAAGATCACTCTTGAGGAGTGGGAGTACGTAGAGATCCGGTTCATGCTGTATCTGCTGTCGGTAATAAGCAGTCCGGAAGAACTGGAGGACTACAAACCTGAGAATTGGGAGAAGAAAAAGTGGGTGGACCTCTATCAGAATTGGCTGAGGGGTGATGAGCAACCCTAAAAGATCTTGGTACTAGGGCTTGTGCTCGCCGTCGAGGTGGTGCATGCTGAAGACACAGCAAGAGACCACCACAGGAGATGATCCAAATGAACTGGTCCTGGATCGCATGGAGAAGCACCCGTAGGTGCTTCCGAGCCCCGGGAGCGCTCTGGTTCGTCATAGCTTTCATCACTACGATGATGAGCTTTTGGTGGTTGCTGGTCTGGGTCCCCCTCTGGGTGATCGTCCGAGTAGTGAAAATCCGCCAAGCGGCCCGCATCGAGCGCGACCGCTACACCAACCCCTACAGCCACCTCAGCTAGGAGGACAGCATGCGTGCTAACAACACGGTTCCGGTGGGAACCCGGGTCATGTACCACGGTTCCCTCACGGACTACCACGGACCGATGATCGTGGAAGGGACTCACGCAGAGTGGGCAGACACCCAGGGCAAATACTCTTCAATCCGGTACATACTCAGCTACGGCTCAGGGGACTTGGATTTCCTGCATAATGTCCGGCCTGAGTCCTTCACAGTGATCTTGGAGTCTTCCGATGAATGATCACAAGTACCGCCCGAGTCCGGAAGAGTTCGTGCAGTTCACCAAGGACTACCTGATCGTCTCGGAAGGGTGGGACATGGAAAAGCCCGGAGATCTTGCCCGGCAAGAGGCTCTCTTGCGGCTCTTCCGGCACGCCAACCACAACGGGCGCATGCAAGCAATGCTCGGTGAGGACTTCCCGGAAGGGAACAACCCCTATGCGTGAGTTCCGGACGTGGGAGGAGATGGAAGTCTGGCTCAACAACAGCCCCTATGCGGGCTTCAGAGAGACCGTGCCATCTCCAAGGTGGTATGAGCACTCTGAGTACGAAACGTGGCTCATGGGGGCGTATGACGCCTCCCTCGTTCCTAACAACGTCGTCGAACCCGATGCGGAGTACTGGTATGGGTAGCGTCATTCTCCTGATCATGCTGTTCGCGCTGTACTGGCTTCCTACAGGGGTAGCTCTGGCCCGGAAGACCGACAACGTCGCCCAGGTGGCCGTAATGAACTTCTTCGGCTTCACCCTGGTGTTCTGGGTGGTCTCGCTGGTGTTTGCCGTCAAGCCTCTCCCCGACCGGCCTAAGCCTATCAAGCACAGCCTTACCGATTGGGGCAGAGATGAGCAGTGAAGGCCCTGAACTGAAGGCCGGAGCGCTTTACACGACAACCGGCGGGGCATACCTGGCATACGTCCATGACGTAGCAGATGACGGAACCCACCTCGCGTATTCATTCCTCGACAGCCTAGAGGATGTGGCGGAGAACGGTGGGGCAGCAAAGGTATTCATGCGCTCCGACTACTCCGTCCGACTATGGACTCTGGTAGATGCAAACTTCGACCTTGATCTCCACCTCGATTTGGTGAGAAAGGCTCTCTGATGATGAATGAATGGCCGTACGACGGATACGAGACGGAAGCTGACCTCAAGGCAGACGGGTTTGCCGACGGGTGGGCACTCATGCAAGATCAGCTATCGCAAGATGAGCAGTGGGCTCAGCACATCTACTACCGGACTCAGGAGGGGTGGTGAACATGACTGACAGGTATGTTTATCTTGTGTCTAAGAGTTTCCCTGGAAAGCACAAAGTCCTAGCCCAACTCGGGGCGTGGCTTTGGATTGTCCGGGTAGATTCTGCCGCTGAAGAGAATCCCTTCACAGTCCATGAAAAGAGGGTGAAAGACTTCAAGCCCGAGCCCCCCGTAAAGGTGGGGGATTTGCTGAACCACAAATTGCTTGGCAGTGTTAAGCAGGTTAAGGTTATAGCGGTGAAGGATTTCCTTTTCCGGTATCTCTATACCGAACATCTGGAAAGGGATCTTATCCCGACCTATTCGGCTTGGCTGGATCGTATAGGGGTGGATTTCACTCCTGTAAAGGAACAGGACTCTGATGACTGAAGCCAAACTGAGCACACCCCGGCTCATCGCCGGGGTGTCATTGCTGACTGTCGTGTTCCTTGGTGCAGCGGGCGTAGGAAGCTTGATCACCAGCAAGGTGGACTCTGACCCCTCTCCGGTAGCCGTAGCGCCTCAGACGCCCGTACAGACCCCCTCAGCCACCCCGGCCCCTAAGGTGGTCATCAAGACGGTTGTCAAGACCGTGATCAAGGAGAAGGTCATCAAGGTACCTGTCCCCGGCCCGACCAAGACCATCACCAAGGTGGTTGAGATCCCCGTAGGAGTCTCGAACCTCCTGCCGCCCTGCCCTACGCCTTCAGGGGCCGGTACGAACATCTGCTTCACCCCGGGTCCCGCAGGCTCCAAAGCGGCCATCAAGGTCAACGGTGGCTCTCAAACGATCGTGATGTGGTGAGCCATGACGTGCCCAGACTGCGACGGGTGTACGGATGACTGGTGCCGGGGCTGCGACTCACGTTGGTGTGGTGGCACGTACATGGGAGAAGGGTGTGATCGCTGCCCCAACAAAGTGCCCAAGACCATAACGGTGAAGAAGATGCGTAACAGGCTGCCCGTAGAAGTGGAAATGGAGATCATGGTCCGCTGTAACGGGGAAACAGGTCATAGAGGAAATTGTCACTGGAACCCTCGGAAGGTGGGCAGGGATGAGGCGACCTGAGTTCAGTAAGTACCGTACTAAGAATATATGGATGTTCGGGGTAGCGGGATACCATGGCTGGTTTTCTATCAACTTCGGACCTTGGGAATTCACGTGGGACTGGACGGAGTACTGATGAACACCATTCTCCGGGGCTTTTTCCGCTGTCCCTGCGGGAAGCTTCACACCTACGGTGGGCTTACTCGTAATTCCGTCTGTTCTTGTGGTCGTTGCCTCAATTGCAATGCCCCGGGTTGGGCTTGTTTCAAAGAGTCAGGACATGATGTATGGACCCGCTAGAGATCGAAGAAAAGTTCCTCGACATAATGTTCAGGCAATGGGACATGGATGAAATGCGTTATCAGGAAGCTGTTCAGCGAGAAGCTATTGAGCAAGAGAAACTGCATGGTGATAAGTGGGCACCCGGTTGGGAGTCGCAAGGCCCAAACGAGGACAACTACGGGATGCCCTCCTAGCATGTCGACCCACAACGCCAAACTTACCGAGCAAACAGTCCAAGATGTACGTGCCAGGTACGCCATGGGTGGTAACACCTACATGTCCCTGGCTGAGGAGTACAATGTTGACCCTGCCACCATCGGGTACATAGTCCGGGGTGTCACATGGAAATGGGTTATAGGGGGTGGAACCAAGGTCACAAAGCCTCCCCACACCCCTTCTACACATTGTAAAAAGGGTCATGAGTTCACCGAGTCCAACACACTCCTTGTGAAGCGGGATGACAAAATGCACCGTAGGTGTAGAGCGTGTCATTACGAAAATAAACGCAAAAGTGACCGGCGCAGGCGCGGTAATTACCGATAAACGTATACGGGTATTAAAGGACGGCACACCCCCTACTTTTTCTACAGAAAGAATCCCAGGCATGACGCAGCGACGTAAGTGCCCTGAAGAGGGCGAGTTGTGGTGGCACCCCCTCAGCCATACTATGTATAAAATCCATAGCCTTACTTCAGATGGCTGGGTTCGCTTCCATGTAAATGATGAAGTACGTCCTTTGTATACAATGGAAACCTATAAGTTTATGTCTATATATGAGAAGGTATAAATGGACGGCACACCCCGGTATTCAGCAGGGGATCAACTAAGGTACTGGGGTTACGCCCGGAGTGGGAAGCTTTATGGTGCATGTGTATACGTAGCTTATGCAAACGTCTGCAACTGTAAGCATCAGACTTATGCTATTGATTACACCGACCCTGAATCAGGTGAGAAGAAGAGGCTGGAAAAGGTTCTGGAAGATAACCTGAAACCTATGGAATCTTGATTGACCAGGCCCTTTCAAGTATCATGGGTTAATGGCAGAAGCCCGAGACAATCACGCGTCATCGGATGACTCTGCCCACGATTACTTTTCTTGGCAGTCCAGTGCCGAATGCGGGAGACTCGTTCAGATAGAACCTAGTCTTGTAGACTTATGGTTTTCCGAGGAGCCCGGGGATGAAATCCTAGCAGTATCCATCTGCTCACAATGTCCAGTCCGCCTCCAATGTCTGAAAGAAGCCTGCGATGCACGCTTCGAGTATGGAATATGGGGCGGACTTACTGTTTCACAGAGAACCCGAAGGGGTTCCAGCCATCGTTTCATCAAATTGAAGGCAATCCCCCTAGAGTTAGGTAACGACAATGAGTGAAGACAAAGACAACTTCGAGGATATTGTCAATAACATGGGCGATGCCTCCAACGAAGCTGATGACTTCGAACACCCTATCGAAATCGTCGAGCACTACTGGAAGCACTTCCACAAAGGGAGTGTCATGACAAAGGGTCTTCTCATTGTCGAGGCCATCACCCCTACGGGGAACAGGGTTCTCCATTACGAGACGACCAAACCGTCATCTTCCTGGGAAGTTCTAGGGATGCTGGAAGCTGTCAAACAGCAGCAGCAGAGCCAGGATATTCTTGATTGGCTGGCTGTTGACAATGACGACGATGACGATGAGGACGACCAGTGACCAGCCCTTATGGTAATAAACCCTCTGGTGTGGTACCGGCTGACGAATGGCATAACATCTCCTTCAACATTTCTGTAGATGTCCCAGTTGACTGGGATAAAGTGGATCTCCGCCAATGGGTTCACACGGTAGCCAAATACACAGCTCTCCGAATGGCTGAAACCACTACCACAGCAGAAGAGCAAGAGGATATCATCAAGACTCTTATTCTCGGGGTCAAGGTGGAAAATGTGGGCTTTGTGCAGGATGATGCACTGCACGCCATGATAGATGAATTCGACTCCGAAGGTGACTGATGACCGCCCGTACCTACAATCCTCCGTGGAACGGTACGGAGGCCACCGAGTATTTTCTTGACATTATCTGGGCCACAAGTAATGAGGCCACCAAGAACTATTATGGGTGCATCACCCCTAGAGATGTATACCGCAACGTCTTCTGTGATCTCGGCACCGAGGACTCTGACCTTCAGTCACTGGAATCTGTAGCAGACTCCAACGTCTGGTTTTGCCCCGCTTTGTTCTGGAATGACTTGGACAGAAAGCGGACTTCCATCTCAGGTACTTGGGTACTCTGGGCGGATATTGACACAGATATCCCTATGACCTTGGAGAACCTGCTGACGCAGGTTCCCATGAAACCTTCTATCGTGGTGGAATCTTCACCCGGAAGATTTCATGTCTACTGGGTTCTGTCAGATTTCCTCCGTAACAAGGAACTGATTCAGAAGTACAACACCAGTATTTCTGAGTGGATTCAGGACGCTGATCATTCCGGCTGGGATGCTGGCCAGCTTCTGCGGCTCCCCTTCGGTGTGAATGCAAAACCGGGCCGTAATAACTGGAAGCCTGGTATTGTATATACGGATGCCACAGCTGTATACAATCTGGACGAGATCGAAGGTACCTTGCCCGAACCGTCACACGACATGTGGCGGTACACATCCAATACGGTAGACGTGTGTATGCCGCAAACGGATGTGTCCTGGGATGATCTCCCTGCTGACCTGGCCCCCATCCACAAGCAGTGGCTGATGTCCGGAGCCCCTCGCAAACAGCGTTCAGAGGCTATTTACTCCGTAATTCGTGCACTTGACTCTCATGGTGTCTCACCTGATAACATTGCTGGGTACCTGTACAAATCACCATTTGCACAGAAGTACAACCACAATGAGTCTCGTATAACGAATGAGGTCAGCCGGGTGTTGTCGAAATCCAAGGACGGCACACCCCCTCCTCTGCCCAAGTTCAAGAGCCAGGGCACAGATGACACGATCACGGTATCAAAGAAAGCCAACACCGTTCCGTGCCTTCCAGATGAGTTCTGGGAATCCCGGGAATCTCTCCGCACTCTGCGACAGCACGCCCACTCCCGCTGTGCTAGTGCGGATGCTGTACTTGGACAGGTCATGGCCCGATTCGTGGCGATGCTGGACCACAACGTCAAGCTTGACAATGGCATTGGGCTTGCTCCACTCAACATGATTGTCGTCTCTCTCGCTGCCTCCGGTGGGGGTAAGGGCCACTCAGCAGCAGTGTCCCGGGACATTCTCACAGTCCCGCGAAGGCTCCGTTCCACATTTGAGGTAGAGCCTTTCAAGGATGGGCTTGGTATCGGTACGGGTGAGGGCATCATCGAAGCCTTTATGGACAACGTCAAGGAAGATGGTCCGGACGGAAAATCTGTACAGATTCGCAAGCAGGCTCGCCATAATGCGTTCTTTTCTGCTGAAGAAGGGCAGCAGGTAGCAACCATCATGGAGAGGAAGGGGGCCACTCTGGCCACCTCCCTGTGTTCCGCCTGGAAGGGTGAGACCATGGGTATGGCCAACGCCTCCAAGGAAACCTCTCGTCAGGTAGAGGACGGATCGTATAACCTGGGCGTTGTCATGGGTTTTCAGCTCCATACCGTGACCCCTATCCTTGAATTGGTTGGCCTGGGTCTACCACAACGTATTCTATGGGTCTCTGCCAATGACTCCAGTGTCCCAGAGGAGGCCGTAGAACCCCCGGACCATGTACTCCCCCGTCTCCTCTATAATCCCCAAGGTAATATCACCTTCTCCCAAACCATTCGCAATGAACTGAGGCGTCGGGTCTGGTTGCAGGTGACAGGGCAGGTGGAGGCAGAACTGATCCGCTCACACGAGCCACTACAGCTCTGCAAGCTGGCTGGTGTGCTTGCCCTCTTCGAGGGCAGGACCCATGTCGATACAGATGACTGGGACCTTGCTAAGCTGATGTATGAGACCTCCCTCACAGTCCATGACAAGGCATGGCAGTTCTACCGCACAGAGCAGTGGAAGAAGCAAGAGGCTCAGGCTCAGGAGAAGATCTCCCGAGAGCTTCAGATGCATGACAAGAAGACCAACGCGGAAAAGGACAACACAAGAGTAGCCAAGCTCATTGTGAAGTACCTTCTGGAGGGTCCTACTACAAAGGGGAATGTACGTCGCCGTCTTCCACAGAAAGACCGTAGCAACTTTGAGGCGGCTCTCAGCCAGGCATTCCGAGATGGCTGGGTTGAGGAAGATGGTAAGAGCTTGAGGATTGTACCAGAAAACACGCAAGACATCTCCTGATAAAATAAAGGCACTGGGAAAACCTAGTGACCAAAGGAGAATACCGATGATCCGTAAATTCCTCACTTTCGATGGCGAGATTCTCGAAGAAACGGAATGGAATCTGAAGCCTGTGGACAAATGCTTTTACTGCGATGAGTTTCTTATAAACTCTCACCGTTATTGCACAGAGTCCCAGGACGGTAATCACGATTGGATCACACTCGTTAAGCCCAGCAAGACCGGAGGTTTTTAGAAAGCAGGAAACATGAGATGACTCCCAAACCCAACCACGAACGATTCAATATGACCAGGGAAGAGCAGATAGCTTTCTGGTTAATAGTGATACCTGAGTATTCACACAGATACGTGCGTGAAAAGAGTCAGCTCATCTACACCAACGGCTTGATAAGGACTGATGACAATGCGTGACAAGACTGTTCGATGCGACAACTGCTACTCTGAAGCCTGGGTATCTGTCAACCATGTAACTCATGGACAACTGGATCTCTGTGCACACCACTACTCCAAGCATAGCGTCATGCTTCATGCTCAGGGGTGGATCATCGCAAATGATGAGAGGGAACTTATCAATGCCAGGCCCTCCATCTCAGCCAACTCTATTTGAGCACTGGGCGAAATATCACAATATGTCAGGTAACCCGACGTACAGATTCTTCCGTTGCTGCGATGTCTATGGGAACGGCACCGGGGACGAACTGTGCTGGGTCTGCAATGAAAAGATGGGGATCATCTACAGCGCCTTGGACTACGATGACCCCGGACGTCTGAATGGCTCAGGTGTCTATATGCAGATGTCCAAGGTCAAATTGGAGAACCTGACCCGTCACCCCTGACCAATCCCCCTGTCGGTTGACTCAAGTCCTGACAGGGGGATTGTCTTATGTTTGCCCAGGTGTTAGCCTGGGCACACTCGTGTTGGAGGGCAATATGAGTGATTACACAACGTACGACGAAATTCACAATGAGGTAGTATCCTACCTCACGGTATCCTTGGCTAAGTGGCGCAAGCATCTACCGGAGATGTACAACGACGCATTCCAGGAGGGCCTTATTCAGGCTTGGCGGGATGTGCAGGCAGGGGTAACCCCCAAGCTCAAGGTTCTCCGTCGGGCCAAGATGTCAGCCGAAAAGTATCTTCACAGGAACGGTGAATACTCCTTCGGTAAGCCCAAGAAGTCCCGGGACGGGCTTCGGACAAACCAGGCAACCGTGGAGAAGGTCAAGGCTTATCTGGAAGAGACCAAGGGTCTCCGTGAAGGTGTCTGGCCGACTCCTAAGACAGTCTCGGATGCTCTGGGTATCAATCACTCCAGTGCTCAGAAGATCCTCAAGGACATCCGGGAAGGCCGGGTGGATCACATGGTCTACCGCCCGGACGGGCGTATGGACTGGAACCACTATTCGACCATGTCACTGGAGCTGATGACTTACTCAGAGGCGGGGGTGGAGTCCAGTAACCGCCATTGGTCGGACAACCCCAAACTGGAACTCCGGGAGTCCTTTGAAGACCTCTTTGTAGAAGACCAGCACTTCAAGGAAGTCCTCTCCCAGCTCACAGAACAGCACCGTACAGTGCTGTATATGTATTTTGCAGAGGGTTACTCCCCCACGGATATCGGGCGCCACTACGGGAACACGGACCATCCATCTGCCCATGGCAATATGATGATCCAGCGCGCTGTGAACCAGGCTCACATTGTGGTGGATCCTTACCATGGTACTTGCACCAAGAACCATGAGCGGACCCCGGAAAATACGGTAGTAGCTCGTCGTGAAGGTGGGTACTGGTACCGGTCATGCAGCACTTGCAAGTCTGCTGCCGCACAGGGAGTCAACGAACGTAAGAAGACAGGCCATGCCCGTAAGGGTGGACGTAAGCCCACCACACATTGCCCTAAGGGTCATCTGAAGGAGAAGGTGGGCCTTGACGGGGCTCTCCGGTGCAAGGTCTGCCGACGTGAAAACCAGCGGCGCTATGTAGAGAGGCAGAAGAACAAGTGACTACCCCTACTCACACAACAAATCCTCTGGACCTAACCTGGGTGGAGTTCTCGGAGGATGAGGCCGAACCGTGCATGGCTATTGGTGGGTGTGACAAGGAAGCTACTTGGAAAGCCACCTATAACTGGTCGTGCGAATGCTGGCCTGCGGACTGGTACTTCTGCGAGGCGGATGGAAACGCTCTTCGAGAAGCTTATGGAGAGGGTATTTTCGACAAAGATTCTGCGGTATGTAAAACCTGTGGCTCTCCCTCCTACCTGGTGAAGATAGTCCGATGGAAGAAGGGTCAGTGACAACAAGGGATGGTTCAGGTAGATTTATATTAACCGACCCTGTAGATAGATTCTGGAGTAAAGTCCAGAAGACTGAAGGCTGTTGGCACTGGTTAGGGTCAGTGCAACAAGGTTATGGAGTTTTTGCAGTACATCACAGGAAATCGGTTAAGGCTCACGTATTTTCTTGGGAACAATTTAATGGACCCAAGCCTAATAATATGCAATTGGATCACAAATGTAGATATAGGGACTGTGTAAACCCGAGACACTTAGACTTGGTAACCCCAAAGGAAAATTGCCAACGTAGACCCCGAAGATTCCGGTGTCTAAAGGGCCACCTTCTCACCAAAGCAAATAGTACTCCAAGAGCTGATGGGTATACTCAATGTCGTATCTGCAAAAATGAGGCTTGGAGAAACTACTATGCCAGAAAAAATTCTGGATGACTACCAGGTAGAGTCTAGAGACTTCCTACTTAACTCAGGGAGGTTTGCCGGGCTTTTTGATGAGCCCGGAGTTTAGTTGGGAAAACTGGACCTAGTATTATGGCAGGTTGGGAACTTATCCAGAGGACTGGAAACCCAGTTCTATGGACATGCCCAGCGTACCTTATACCTAATACCGTAAAGGAGATCAATGCCTTCTGCCCGGATGCCACTGTGGTATCGGCTGACGGATCCGGTACTGAACTTCGTAGCGAAGCACTTTCGAGCAACGCGGATTTCATACTCACGTCTTACCACAACTGGGCGGCGAAAAAAGGTCGAGACTATACGTACGGGGGACTACTTGTAGGCCGTAAGTGGTCAGCGTACATCTTCGATGAGGGGCACAGACTCCGTGGCCGTAATTCTGCGTGGACGAAGCATACCTTTAAAACGAGACTATCTGCTAGTAGTAACCGGGAAACACCCATCTGGGTTCTTACGGGTACCCCGTTTGTGCGTGATGGCGGAGACTTCTTCCCGTATTTTCATCTTTACGATAAAAAGAAATACTCCTCGTACTGGAAATTTGTCAACGACCGGTGTGTGGTCTATACAAATCCCTGGTCAACCACAGTCGGCAACATACGCAAAGACTACGTAGAGCAGTTCAAGCAAGAGCTTGCCCAGTTCAGCATGCGTCGTACGGTGGCTGAGATCCCGCAGCTAGCCAGCCTGGAATATCAGGAGCATGAATACCAGGTGGAGCTGCCTGCCTCGGTAGTCAAGATGATCAAGAAAGCGAAGAAGGATTATGTACTGGAGCATGAAGATCTGGCACATACTGAATTTCTCAAAGGCTCTGGTGCTCTCTATGTCAAACAGCGTCAGATTGCGACTGTACCGCCTACGAAAGCTAACCCGAAAATCGATTGGCTCAAAGATTTCCTCACAGATCGCCGATCTAAAGTGGTGGTTTACGTATGGTATAAAGATTCGGCTGGCGCGATCGCTGATGCTCTGGGCAGCCAAGCGGTACTTGTCACAGGTTCCGTTCTCCCAGGAAGGCGTGAATCTGTCATTGCAGAATGGCGAGCTAGTGATGGTCCGCAAGTTCTTGTCGCGACCATCCCAAGCCTCAAAGAAGGCATCAGCCTCACAGAAGCTACAGACGTCGTCTTCCTCGAACACTCCGAACTACCTGCCGATATCGAGCAAACCATTAAACGGGTGTGCAGGAGGGGGCAAGGACGCGTCGTGCAGGTGCACCACGTCCGAGCCAAAGGGTCAGTAGACATGGCCATCAAGCAAGTCCTGGATGGCCGTTTCTCCGGTATTGCGGAAGCTATGGCCAAGTGGGCGAGGGACGAATGATCTATGAGCCGCAAGAAGAAATGGAAGCCTAAGAATTGGGTACACCCGAAAAAGCGGTTGTGGATAAGCCAACGCTACCGGTGCGGGATATGTGGGCGCCAGATCCGCCAGAGACAGTTGTTTACCGACGCCGTGAACATAGATCACATCCGCCCACGGTCGCATGGCGGAATCTCTTCCCCGGGTAATCTACAATTGGTACATAAGGTATGCAACCAGAAAAAAGCTGACTCGTGCTCCGGTTGTGATTATTGCTATCAAAGAGATTGGGGTCCAAATGGGCCAGGACCAGAAAACCAAGAGTACCGGGACAACCGAAGAGGCTGAAGAGGTAGAAGCTAAGGACCTCAGTAATGAGGAGCTGGAAGAATCTACTATGGATATTCTTGATGAGATAGATGACGTGCTTGAAGAGAATGCCCAAGAGTTTGTGGCAGGGTTCGTGCAGCGGGGTGGTGAGTGAGCCGTCTCTCATGGGACCAGTATGGCTTGGCTATGGCTGAGACAGCCAAGCTCCGTGCTGCTTGCCGAAGGCGTCAAGTAGGCGCGTGCATCATGGATGAGACCCACCATGTCATTTCGCTTGGGTATAACGGCACTCAAGCGGGTGAGGTGAACTGTTCGGATGGTGGTTGTCCTCGGGGGGCCTTGACATATGATGAACTTCCTGCTTATGGTTCGTACAGCAACTGCAAGGGTTTCCATGCAGAAGTGAACGCAATCATCGACGCACATCGGAGGGGGATGAGAGTAGAAGACTGCACCATTTATGTGACATTCGCCCCGTGCTCGGATTGCAGCCGGTTCATTGAAGAAAGCGGGATAACCCGAGTTGTGTGCCCTTGATTTCACAGATGAGGAGCTGGAGCTTCTTGAGGAAGCTGTAGCTGCCTACACCTGGGTAGATATGACCAGGCTGGAGATAACCCGCATGGATGCTCTCAAGACCAAACTGGAAGCAGCTCTGAACCCCTGATGGATTACTGGGACTGGATTCAAAAGCAGTTAAAGATTGCAGAATTTGTCCAATTTATGACAGCTATAGGGGAGCTGTATGATCAATTTGAGTGTCAGCGAAATCAACAGCTACTTGACATGTCGCCGGGCGTGGGATATCAGTTCAGCGAACCGACAGTCTCTGAGGCACAAAGTCTCCCCCAAGATTTACCTCACGATTGGCTCGGCTGTACATGCTGCAATCGAAGCGCAGAGTAATGGGGACGACCCGTATGAAGCTTTCGAAGAATTTGTCAACGTTGAGCGGGCAGATCGACGGATGGCTTATGAGGAAGCTGTGGGAGTCCTCCCGTGGGACTCTGAAATGGAAGAGTTTGAATCTGGTGTTAACCTGGCACGAAGCCTTGTACACCAGTATTTTGATCATTATGGAACCGAAAACCCCTATAAAGATTTAGGTCTTCGAATAGTAGCTTCTGAGGTTCCCTTCAATATCAGGATTTCAGACGACGTCAACTTCGTAGGCACCTTTGACCACATCGCCGTAGACCTGGAAACAGAGTCTCAGTTCTACCTCATCGAGAACAAGACCTCTGGCCGTACACCTGACTTCAACCAGTACGAACGCAGTAATCAGCACATAGGCTACAACTGGGCGTTCACGGTATTGACAGGGCAGAAACCAGCAGGTACGGTTTATAACATCATCATGAAGAGGCTGATCACAGAGCCCAGGGTCTTGAAGAGCGGTAAGCTCTCAGTGGACAAGAACGCTTCTGTCACTTACAAGTCCTTCATGAAAGCACTGAACTACGGCAATCATGACCCAGTACAGTACACCGACTACATCACCATGCTGCATGACCGTGAACAGTCTGGAGACTCTCGTTTCTTCGTGCGCGAGATCTTCCGTCCCACCTTGGTTGAACTTGTCAACTGGGAGCGCGATGTTCTGGATCAGGTGGTCGCTGAAGCCTTTAGTGGTAGTGAACCAGGCATCATCCCTAACCGCTCTGCCTGTGACCGCTGCCTCGTCTCTGACCTCTGCACCGCCATGGATCGTGACGACGATGTAGAACTCCTGGTTTCACAGCGGTACCAAGTGGGTACATACGGGACACAGCAAGCCGTCAGGGGCATCACCCCCACCAACATAGCTTCCCTGGAGGATCTCCAGAGGACACTGGAGGAATATCGTGCCAATCGAGCGGAAGGCTCCTCTGGGAGCTAGCTTCCCCCAGTTCCGCAGCGTCAAGGACGACGCTGCCGCTACCGGTATCAACATGGTCGTCTTCGCTCCCCCGGGCATCGGCAAGACGACCTTCCTTGCCTCAGCAGCCAAGCTGTACCCTAACCAGGTTCTGCTGTTCGATACGGACATCGGCCGTGAGTCCATCCTTGATATGGATGTTCACTTCGCTGAGCCCCCCAAGTACCTCGAAGCTGTTGCCAACGGCCAGCCTACAGAGGGTATCTCCCGTCAGCTCACCTGGCAGGAACTCCGGGGTTATCTGGATACAGCTCTGGCTCTCAAGGACAACAGCCCGTACAAGGTGTACGGTTTCGACTCCCTCTCCTCGATCTACTATGAACTCTTGTTCCCCATGATCGAGCGGAAGATGGCCTCAGCAAAGGACGCACGTCAGCTCTACTTCGAAGCACAGAAGGAGATGACGAAGTTCGTCCGGGATGCCAAGAGCCTCTGTGAGTATGGTATCCATACCATCTTCACAGGTCACACTCTTGAGGAGAAGGACGAGGAAATCACGAATGTCCGGCTGGCATTGCCGCAGGGTATTCGGAATCAGATCCTTCTGACTGTGAATCACGTCGGTTATATGAACCGCAAAAAGAACTCCGAAGATCGGGAGATTTACTTCACCCCGCCGCGAAGGGTGGAGGGTCCGAAGCTTCGGCAGCCCAAGACTGGTAAGCAGGTGCCTCTGCACCTGGACAATCCGGATCTAGAGGGCATCATTCGAATGATGAAGAAGGGTAGTTAACAATGGGGTTTGTTGTCCCAGACCTGTCAGGTTCCACTCAGCAGCCGCTAGCAGCGGGTCAGTGGGAAGTCCGATTCGTCAAGTTTGCCTCAGGTGAGTCTACCGTCAAGAAGACCCCCTATGTCCAACCTGTCTGGAAGGTCACGGACGAGGATGCCGTGGACATCGATGGGGAGCCGTATAAGCGTAACCTCTACGGTGATTCCTTCTGGCTCTCCGAGAAGGCAGCATGGCGTCTGAAGAAGTTCGCTGACTCCGCTGGGGTCGAACTTCCGGAAAAGGACACGGAGTATGACTCCCTAGCCGAATACGCTGCTGACCTTACGGAACTCTTCGAAGGTCTGGAGGGCCTAGCTGTCACCGAGGTGGAGCGTTATGCCCGCAAGGAAGATGACCCGGATGACGAAGACAACTGGACTGGCGTCAAGGCTGTAGTCACCGAGTACAAGTTCTGACATGACTGAGGCCCCCGCAATGCGGGGGCCTTTGGTCCAGAAATGGTTCAGGGCTAACACCTGCCGTTTCACCCTTTCAGTCCATCTGTTCAGATCCACGTTCTCCTACTTGTTCCACCTACTTAGTCCACTTACTTGCTCCCCATCCAGTTCCACTTACTCACCTTTCGGCTTTCAGCTTCCCCTTCAGGTTAGCTTTCAGTTTTCTGTTCAGCTTCCCTTTCGGGTCCCGCTTCACATTCCGTTTGGTCCTACTCAGGCTCCACTTAGAGTGTTAGCCCATTCCCTGGATTCCTTTTCGATTGCCTCGGGAGCAACCTACTTCGTTCACCAGCGCCCTTAAGAATATCCTCCCCGAACGAAGAATTTCCCGCCAGACGGCTTCCTTCGGCTTCAGATCACCTACTCGCATTGCCGCCTCTGACTAGTACAGAATTGGCGCCGCTTTCAGATCACGTTCTCCTCCGGCAATATATAAGTATAGCATAGATTTTAGGGCTTTTATGAATGAAAATCTTAAGGCAAATATCGTCGCATCTTGGACAAATCTGGAAACTCTATCCTACGAGATAGTCAAAGGTGCGGGTTTTGATAAAGAAGTTATTGTAGACTTCTTCGAACGTATAGATCAGCACATGGCAGACACAGTATTTACAGACATGGTCCGGGAGAGGTTCAAGGATCTATGAGGGTCATAGCGGTAGACCCCGGGGAAACTATTGGGGTAGCTTATTACGATAGTGATACAGAGTTCTTCAGAGTTCATCAGGTGGATTTTCCTGAGGCGGCCTTTGGGATTTTTACAGTATGGCTTAAGCTATACCGCCCGGATGAACTCATAGTAGAGAACTATCACAGTGCGGGGAACCTGTCCCGAGAGGGTAAGAAGACTATTGAAGTTCTGGGCTTGTTCAAGTATGGTGCAGGGTGTAGTGTAGTAGCTCCACAGGCCAGGCTAGCCTTTGTGAGCCAGGCTGAAGAACTTCTGAAGGAAGAACGTAAAGACATGCACCGTAAGGGGCGCGATGCCATCTCTGCCCTTGCACACTGCCTCGCTTATGTCCATGGGGCTGGGGAATAGAAAGATGATGACCCGCGAGGAATACTTGGAGTGGGTATTCCAGGAACAGTTGGACACCCTGAAGAAGAAGCACAAGAGTGCTGGGCTCGGGGCTGTTGTCATGTTTCATGGCTTCTATGGTATCGCCAAATGGGTAAAACAAGAGACAGGCTGGGAACGTGAAGTACAACCTCAGTCTTCTGAGTGAAGAAGACTTCCAGCAGTACCACCTGTTTGTGAAGGCTTGCTTTGCCGAAAGCGTTCACAGGCGGTACACCCCGGAGCTTGCCACAGTAAGCAGTGACTGGAGCGACTTCCCCAAGAGCCACCAGATCTCCCTTGCTGAATCTGATTCCCTGGGTATGACCATGTCGGACTTCGGAGAGGTCAACCGGAAGTTTCACATCTGGATGACACCTTCGTACCGATCCCCCTCTACCCAGTTCTACAAGACTTTGCTGCACGAGCTGTGCCACGGCTATGCGGGTCTCACACAGGGGCACAACGCCCATTGGAGGCGCTGGTACTACCGGGTTTTGGCTCACGCTGTGTGGGGTAACATCCTGGATATCAAGCTTCCGGAGACCTGCTACGCAGTGGAGCGCTGTTACAACTCTGTGGGGGATCTCATGTCCCTCCCTATTGAGGCTGCGAATAAAGCCAAAGAAGAGCATGACCGTGTGATGGACCGTTACATGAGGAGTCTACTGGATGCCACGTGTAGTAATTACGTATAATCCCAGCCTTGCTGAGTACTCTGTCAAGCTGGCTCAGAAGAACCAGGTGCTTGACCCTGAGTACCAGATCCTTATGGAGATGAAGTCAGGACACTTCAAGTTCTTCATGAAGAACATGGATCGGTACGTGAAAGATCAGCTAGCTCTGTCGAGGTTCTTCATCGAAGGGCAAATGACTGGTCGCCAGCTTCGGGAGCGGTGACCATGTCTGAAGTGACGTTCAAGTCCGACATGGATGTTGAGCTTGTTGACAGTATGGGTGGAGATGAGTCTATAGTTCGTTTTGCCCGTGTGAGTTCTGGGTCTACGGGTACAGAAGCTAGTAATAATGGCCTCTTACGTATGCTTATGCGAGATCGTCATGGCTCTCCATTTGAATCACCAGTGTTGCAGTTTAAAGTTTCTTGCCCTATATTCGTTGCCCGAGAGTTCTTCAGGCACAGGATCGCCTCATATAACGAAACCTCAGGAAGGTACCGCGAACTTGAGCCGGTGTTCTATGTACCAGGGTCCCAGCGTCCACTACGGCAAATTGGCAAACCCGGCGCGTACACGTTTGAACTAGGAACTCCTTCACAAATACAGAGGGAGCAAGAACGCCATAAACGAACAGCACTCTTTGGCTGGTCTATGTACCAGGAAGCTCTGCAAGATGGCATTGCCCGTGAGGTCGCCCGGGATCATCTGCCATTTAGCATCTACACCTCATTCTATGTAAACTTTAATCTCAGGTCTCTTATGAATTTTTTGTCGCTCAGATGGGCTCATGAAAATTCTAAAACCCCAACATTTCCTCTATGGGAGATAGAGCAAGTTGCCAAACAAATAGATACCCTGGCATCGGAAGTTGCACCACAAGCCATGGCCTATTTTACGGAGTTCGGTAGAGTTGCCCCCTAGAGACCCTAATTGCCCTAGATGCGGTAAGGAAAGACCTTACAGAAAACGGTACTGTGGTCCCTGTAAAGCTGAGGCAGATAGAGAGCGCTCGAAACGATATAGGGAGAGTCCTAAGGGTAAAGAGGCATTTAAGAGAAACCTGATAACTGGACGCTACGGACTAAGTTTAGCTAAATATCAAGAGATGGTGGCCGCTCAGCAAGGACTTTGTGCTATATGCCAAGCTTCAACGGAGCTAACTATAGATCATGATCACAGTTGTTGCTCTGGAATATCTTCATGTGGTAGCTGTGTTAGAGGGCTCCTATGTGGAAGTTGTAATAGAGCTTTAGGGCTATTTCAAGATTCTCCGGAGTATTTGAAGAGGGCATTGGACTATTTAAGATGACTTTCGAGACCAAGGACTCCGGCACCCGCGAAGAGTACGCGAGTGGCATGGTCCGAGATGCTGACGGGGCTACCAAGGATAACTTCATGCTCTTGTGGCATGAAGGCGTCCCTTATGAAGATCAGTTCCTGACCCGCTTGGCCCAGCTTCTCACACGAGGGAGTATCAAATACTCAAAGAGAAACTTCGAGTTGGGGAATTCCCCGGCTGAGCTGGACCGTGCTAAGGAGAGTATGTTCCGCCATATGATGCAGTACTTTGGCGGAGATACCTCAGAAGATCATGCAATGGCTATTTGTTTCAATGTGCTCCTCGCGGAGCTTGTGAAGTGGAAGATGGACAATGCACAAGCTGAGCAAGAAGGTCCCACGGAACTCTGAAGTTGCTGTGGTCGAGATTCGGACCAACGTCAATCATGCTGGTGAAGGTTTCGACCGCAGGGCTCTACAGCTTCTCAACGGCTGCTTTACAGACGCCAACCTCAAGTTCCTGAACGTAGCTCAGTATTCTCTCACCTTCACAGGGAACATGAGGGCAGCTCAGATAGAAGAACTGCATGAGCTGGTTCGTCAGGGGAACCACAAGGTAGTGGTTCTCCTGGGTTCCAACGCCCTCAAGAAGTTCGTCAACACCAAGAAAACTCTGGATGATTACAATGGTTCTCTGACGTGGTCAGAGGATCTGGAAACCTGGGTTCTGCCGACCTATCACCCCTCTGTGGTGTACATCGGCCCCAAGGAAACCCTTAACAAACGGTATGACCAATTTGACGTGCTGTACGACCACGTTCAGCGAGTCGGGGAGCTGATCAATGGCAAGCGTGAATTTCCTCCGAAAGAGGGTCACTACGTTCCATGGGAATGGGTGGGCCATAATGGCGAGCCTGGTTATCTTGATGATCCTCAAGTTTGGTCGGGCTATTTTGAAGCCACTGAGGACGAAGTCAACCGGGCTGTAGAGATTTTCTCTCAATGGTTGGGGGAGCTAGATGGGGAGACCTAAAGGAAGCCAGAATAAACCTACAGAGGCTAGGTTTTGGGAGAAAGTAGATATACAAGGTGAGGATGATTGCTGGGTATGGTTAGCTTGTCGTAATAGTAGAGGGTATGGTCGAATTTCGGAGGGAGGAGCTGGAGGCTTTATATGGCAAGCTCATAGATTTTCTTGGGTACTACATTTTGGAAATATACCCGAAGGGCTAGTTGTCCGTCACCGTTGTGACAACCCCCCGTGTGTGAACCCTAGTCATTTGGAGCTGGGCACACAAGCTGAGAATCTACAGGATATGTACGCCCGGGGCCGGGCTCCCTCTAATGCAGGTAGAGAATATGAATACTGCAAAAAGGGTATCCACAAGTTAGCTGAGACTCGTCGTAACCGCAGATGTAGTGAGTGTAGGAAGAAAGCTCAAAGGGATTGGTATGCCAGAAAAAATCTTCGCGGCTGACACAGAGTCTTTTGACCTAAACCCCTTCCACAGTCTGACTATGTTGCAGCTCTACGACGGTGCAATTGCGTATGCATTCAACTGGGGTGTCATCAATGACCCCCGTGTGAAGCCTCTAGTACAGCGGCTCCTTAACCACCCCAATGCTAGGTTTGTATGGCATAACGTTAAACATGATGCCAAGATGGTGAAGCATTGGCTGGGTGTTTCTGTAGATGAACGCAGTGTGGACACCATGTGCCTGGCCCTGGGAACCACAGAGAAGGCCCGCCAGGTAGGTCTGAAATACCGCTCCCGCCAGGACCTCGACGCCCCGTTCTATGAAGAGGGCCTTGAAGAGTGGCTGGACACGGACAAGAAGAAGTGGAACTTCGGCCATATCCGCCCGGATGTTCTGGCTGAATACGGCTGCAAGGACGTCTTCTACACTTACGGGCTCCTCCCCGTGCTGTCCAAGCGTGTCACAAAGGAGGGGACCTGGAAAGCCGTCAAGGAGATCCTCCTTCCTGCCCAGGCTGCTTTTGCCGACATTGAATACCAGGGTATGCGCTGTGATGTAGAGTATGCCCGTACCACTTCAGCCGAATGGCTCCCCAAGATCGAGGAGGCAATCAAGAATGTTCAGGATTATGCCGCATCCGTGGGATTCCCCCGACCTGACTCCGGAATTGGCCGACGTTACAAGGTCATCTGTGAGTGCGTACCTGAAGAACACCACGGACTCCTGGACGGACTACGAGTCCTGTCGTACGCTAAACGACTTAGAGAATCTGGTGCGACTCTCGATACTTGTGAGCGCTGCTCAGACAAGCGATACCGAACTGAGGTTGATGTAACTCTTAATGTGAACTCTTCAGAACAGATGCAGCATTTGTGCTACGATATTCTGAACATGAAGGGTTTGCCACATGAACCTAAAAACACAACGAATAAAGATTTTTGGAAATATAACGGTAATCATCCTCTGGCCAAGCTTGTTGCTGAGTACAAAGAACTACAGTATCTACGTCGAAACTTCTTGGAGGGAATGCAGAAGTTCGTGGCTGAAGACGGGAAAGTACATCCGAATTTCCTACTCTTCGGTACGAAAACAGGTCGTATTGCGATTCACGATCCTGCGATGCAAACTGTACCTAAGTATAGCCAAAACTCTAAAGCGGTAAAGCGTCTGTTTATGGCAGACGATGATGAACATCTCATCGTAAACATTGACTATAAGTCTCTGGAGATGTTCATTGCCCATCACCTTACAGGGGACCCAGTACTTCTGGAAAACCTCACAGGGGAATGGGATGTCCATACTGCTCTTGCAGCAGAGGTTTACAACAAGCCTGCGTCAGAGGTTACACCGACAGAACGTCAGTCAGTGAAGTCAGTCAACTTCGGCGCAGGCTATGGTATCTCTGGTTTCAAGCTGTCCCTTGATCCTGCAATGGAAGCAGCCACAGGTGGGGACCCTGACAAGGCTCAAGAGTTCCTTGACACCTTCTGGAACATGTACTCCACATGGAAAATGTGCTGTGACGAATGGCGGGAACAGGCTCATAGTCAGTTCTTCCTGACCACTGAGCTTGGCCGTAAACGACGCTGGAATCTCATCACCAAGGACAACTACAACAAGGTAAACAACCAGGCTGTCAACTTCCCTGGACAGTCCATGGCTTCTGATCTGTGCCTCTCGTCCTTGATCAAAGTTCACTGGGGATTGCAAGAGAGGGGCTGGGGGCGTATCATCTTGTCAGTTCATGACTCACTGGTGGCCAATGTTCGCAAGGAGTTCATCCACGAGGCCATTGCATACATGTGTGAGACCATGACAACCCCCCCTTTTGAGAGTGATACACCTTTTGCAGTGGACGTAGAATTGGGACCGACTTATGGAGACCTTGAACCTTACGACCCAGCAGCAGACTATAGCTAAAGAGAAGCTATTCTCTAGGAGCATAAAGTCAGGAAGTTGTCGGCTATGGAGGGGCACTCAACTTAAAAATGGCTATGGCCAAATACAAGTAAATAAAAAGAGGTATCTTACTCACAGGTTGCAGTATCTATTACATTACGGCCCTATCCCAGACAATATGGTAGTTCGTCATAAATGTGATGTCCGGAACTGTATTGCTGTTGCCCACTTGGAAATAGGTACTTCTAAGGATAACGCAGCCGATAGGGACACTAGAAATAGGAATTACAATAAGATTAAGCTAGTGTGCCCTAAGGGTCATAAGTATTCTGATAGCAACACCTACAAAGCAAAGACAGGTTGGCGTTCTTGCAGAGAATGCCATAACCAAAATGAGAGGGTCAGAAGGTCCAGGCTATGAAGTCTGACAAGTACAAGAAGTACATCATCATCCTGATAGCCATTACTCTGGCCGTTCTGGGGTACCTGTTCTTCAACTCCGGAAGTGACCCTAAGCCTGACCTCACAGTGCGGCCTGGATTCGTAGTTACGGGTCACAAGGGGAAGGACACGTACGCCACCCTGAAGGTGATCAACAAGGGCGCCGCCAATGACACTCTCCTAGCTGTCTCAAGCCCCACGTCGGTCTCTGCTGAGCTGCACACCATTGAGTCCGGGAAGATGGTCAAGCTGGACTCCGTACCACTCCCCAAGCGCTCTGAAGTGGTCTTCACGGGTACACCCCATGTGATGCTGATCAACCTCAAGGGCCACCTTAAGGTGGGGCAGACTACCACCATCACGTTCGACTTCCAGAAGTCGGCGGACCAGACGGTCACCTTCAAGGTGGCTCAGGAAGATGGGCATACTCATGAGCATTAAGTTTCCTCACATCCACTGGCACAAGCGAGCTGGGATGTATGGGCTATTTCTTAATCCTTTCTGGGAATGCCGCTGTGGCAGCAAGAAGTATGGGATGTGGATGTGATCTGCCAGGAATGTAAAGACGCTGCTGACCATAACAGGTGGTTATTTAATTTTGGGGCTAAGAGCCGAGTAAAGCACCCTAAGGATTGCGGTTGTATGTGTGGCCATAAGAAGGCCAAGGAATGGGATTCCCAGTTCTCTACTAAGGAGCCTGAGTGAAGAAACCCGTAAGGCTTAACACCGAGCTAGGCCCTCTTGAGGTAGATGTTATCTATTGTGATGGTGTAGACTGTAGACAGAAGGGCTTGGAGGCTTACCTCCCCGGGTGGTATGTACTGGAACCATTCGGAGTTTCCATCAGCACATTTGGAGATGCCATGTTCGCGGAAACTACGCACTGGTGTTCTAAAGAGTGCCTTAAGAAAGCGTTGTAAAATGCGCGTACTGACCTTGGATATCGAAACCGGGCCGAACCTGGTGTATTGCTGGGGGCTGTGGGACCAGAACATCGGCCTCAATCAAATAGTTGACTCTGGTGAGGTTCTGTGTTTTGCGGGGAAGTGGATGGACAAAAAGAAAGTCCACTACTATTCCGTACATCACAACGGTAAAGATGCCATGGTCCAGGCTGCGTGGGACATGCTCAATGAAGCCGATGTGGTAGTCCACTACAACGGGGACAGGTTTGACCTGCCGTGGTTGAACAAGGAATTTCTAGAGGCTGGAATGCCTCCTCCAGCTCCGTATGTATCTGTAGATCTGATGAAGGTTGTCAAGCGTAAGTTCCGCTTCCCCTCGAACAAGCTGGACTATGTTGTCCAGAGGCTCAATCTTGGTGCTAAAATTAAGCATACAGGTTTCGATCTTTGGCGTAAGTGCCTTAATGGAAGCAACCAAGCCTGGAACGAAATGCGCTCCTACAATATACACGATGTAAAAATTACGGAGAAATTATATGTCTCACTGCGGGCGTGGACTCCTTCCCACCCTAATCCGGGTCTGTATGATGGCGTGGATGCTAGTTGCCCTTCCTGTGGAAGCACTGATCTTGTTCGTCAGGGACGTGCTTACACTAGCGTTTCAGTTTATCAGCGATATCGTTGCAGCTCTTGCGGACGCTGGTCTCGCGGTTCTAAACGGTTGGAAGGAAGCTCTGTTCGGGGCATCTAAGTAATAACGGTCCGTCACAGATGGTAAAATAGGTAGGTTAGTAAAACCTATCCTAGGAGCCCGTAATGGGATATGTACCAAAGCCGGGTGACATCGGGCTCTCATATTCGAATACACTAATGGGCCGCTGCGTACGCGTTATGCAGGGGCTCATTGGCGATTGGGCCATCTACAGTCACTCGTTCATCGTTCTTCACGATGATTATATAATTGAGTCCCTTCCCAACGGGGCCACCATAGGTAAGTTAGACAAATATGAGGGTACCGAAGTCATGTACTCTCGCTTCAACCTCACAGATGATCAGCGGGACTCCATCTGTGAAGAAGCCATACGTCTTGAAGACACTCCCTACAGTTGGCTGGACTTCTTGGCCATCGGCCTGAACCACTTCTATGAAGGCGGCTGGATGTCACGCAGGGTCAACAAGCGTGTGGTCAACTCAGGGAAGATGATCTGCTCACAGCTTGTGGGGGAAGCCTACAAGCGTGCGGGTATTGATCTTGAACCTGGCACTAACCCTCAGTACTTCACCCCAGGGGACTTGTCCAGGATCATCATGCTCAACTTTGGGAAGTCATACCCCGAAACCTCTTGACACCCTCATCCTCCTGTGCTACGGTCGTAGACACCTCGGGGGTTGCAGGTTCCCCCGAGGGGCACCTTGTTAAATCCATAGACGGAACCTCGGAACAATCACTGGCTGTGCTTGAATTTCGCCATGCACAGACACATTGCCGATCAAGCCCTGTGCACGAGGGTTTGACCATCTCAGTCCTAGATGCGGGTACCTGACGAGGGTAATAATACGTATGGACAAGATCCCCTTGCCAGATAGAGGGTGAGTTATCTGGCCCTGACGGTAGGCGGGGTATACAAACCTACCAAGCAGTTTCGGGAGACGGGTTCTGCTCATCAAAAACCGGTCCCAGGGCCTGTAACTCCAACTGGAAGAGTGACTGTTTTGCACGCAGTAGGTTCGGGGTTCGAATCCCCGTAGGTCCACGGGTTACGCAATCACGCCGCGTCCGTTCGCCGCTATACATCGGCATTACACCTGAAGAGAAACGGTAAAGTGTTAAAGGAAGTCTGCACACCGAAAATGTATACGGTTGAAGTGCAGAAACCCTTTAGAGAGCGTGAAATGGGCCTAGATTGGTTTCGACTGCTGGATAAGACCGCATGCGGAATCCAGCAGGACCCCAGTTCGAATCTGGGTAGGTCCACTGGCAACCACCGTTCATGGGGACTGGACGCAACTAACCTGCGATCTGTGGTTGCTGTAACTTAAGCTCTCCCTGGTACAATAGAGGTCTCAGACCTTTAACCTGCCAGGGAGTTGCTATGTCTCACAATGAGTGGGAGCTTGGAGGAAAATACCTCCTCAAGAACCGGGAATTCAATGACGCTGACCAGACTCATACTGTTTTATCTAATCTTTCAGGTGGTATTGATTCCGTTTACGGTACTTACAAACTCCTCCTTGCTGGTGAACGAGTCCTCATTCACCACTGCCACCTCACTAGCCGTCATAGAATGCGTTATGAGTCGCAGGCAGTTGAAAAAGTTCTCTCCTGGTTCGACAAGCAAGGACTGACGAACTACGAGTACATTGACTCTGCTGCGGTTCTACCCCCAGCCCCTCATATGCAGAGAATGCGTGACCCCGAGATTGTTATGGCTATGGCCGGAACAATCCTGCGGGCAAGGCCCTGGATCACTCGCCTTGCATACTGGAACATTGTCGGTGACACTTCCACCAAGTACCCCAACGGCAAAGTAATCAAGGCTCGGACCCGGATGATGTACATCTGCGCCCGTCGCAGGAACATCACCATCGAACGTCCGTTGCAGGAGATGACCAAGACGGAGATCCTGGCAGACATGCCCAGAGAGCTGTTCGAGCTGGCCTTCTGGTGCCGGTTCCCTCTCGAAGACGGATCTCCCTGCAAGACCAACTGTACAACGTGCGTGGATGTCTACAGCGATCCTGCTGTGATCGCCAAGCTCACAGAACCACTACCTGACGATGAATCAGAAGGTCCGGATATGTTTGACAAAGTCTTAGCCTGGGTACGAGATATAGCAGCAGAAGTCACAGACGGCATCAAGCGAATTGTTAAGGGCTTCCTATGGGCAGGCAAGACCGTTTTATCAGTATTGCTCTCCGGGCTGCACAAAGCAGCAATCACCGTTGGAAACACGGCTGCTGCCTTGTCCGAGGTTCTAGGCTCCTCGAAGTAGAAACGAATGTGTTCCGTTGTGACCCGTTCATCGATCACAACGGAGCTACCCACCATGCTGAAGAGATGGTAATCCGGAGGCGTCTATTACCAGTTCACTGAAGGGTTGTAGCATCTATGTAGCCCGTGTGAACAACGCAGGAGAACCCGCACTATCGCGGCCTTGCAGCCGTTGTATGAAATTGATACACTCGGTTGGTATTCGAGACATCTACTTCACAAACGAGCTGGGTGAGTTGAGTCATGAGCGTATTGGTCAGCTACCTACACCCTAATAAAGTCTCCCACAACTTTATGGACTCTTTGCTGAACGTCATGGCTTATGAGGCTCAGCACGGTAACAACCTAAAAGGGCGCCTGCCAGTTCACCCAAGTATCATCAACTTGGATGGGGCGAGAAATGTACAGGCGGAAGCTTTTCTGAATGAAACTGACTATGACTGGCTCTGGTTGGTGGACTCAGATGTAGGTTTCAAACCGGACACTCTCTCCAAGCTGCTAGAGGTCGCCGACCCTGACACCCACCCTATAGTCAGCGCTGTGAATTATTCACTTCAAGATGCTGGAAGTGATGGTTGCGGGGGTAGTGTAATAAAGCAGGTCCTGTGCTTCTTTGTGAACGATGAGTTCGGAGCCTTCAAGCGTGGCACCCTGGAAGATTTGGGTACCGATAGGCTAGCTGAGGTTTCAGGGGTAGGGGCTGGTTGTCTGATTATTCACAGAAGTGCTTTGATAACAGTATATGAGAAGTATGGGTGTTGGTTTACTTACATGATGACAGCGGACTCTGACAGACTTGGGGAAGACCTCTCGTTCTGTTATAGGGCAAGTCAAGTAGGTATCCCGATATTTGTGGATACAGCTATCCACACGACGCATCATAAAGAGATTTGGTTAGGAGAACATTATGGCTTGGACTGATGACGGTTTTACGAACGACAAGAAGCTAGAGTATAATATGTTTATTACCTTTTCTGGTGGTAAGGGCCAATTCTCCCTTAATGGTGGCTCTCTATCCTTCTATCTTACGCCTGTGGATGACTCAGGTATTATAGACTGGACTTTAACAGATAACTTTGTTTCAGCTATGGAAACTGGTCTAGCCGATTTGGCTACGACATTGGAAGCTGTCTCCGGAGTTTCTAATGTTTCCATTGCTAAGCAATTCCGTGGGGCTACATACCCCTCTAATGTTGCTTAGAACTTAATAAAGCTTGACTCGTCATCTCACAGGCGAGTTCAAGGGTAGGAGCCAGATTCAAATGTTGGCTTAATGGTAACGCATAGCGGCCACCTACTACAGTAACCCCAGCCAGTCCCTTTCCCTCTGGCTGGGTTTACTTTTTCTCCCCAACAGAAGCTGATCCGATATCAGCCACGGTAAGGATTTCTAACTAAATGCGCAAGATCAAGATGCTAAGCGTCGGCCTTATGGCAGTAGCGACAATAATGATCCCAAGCATGGCGGCGGAAGCAGCTCCGCAATCCGTATGGACGGACAATGCTGCAAGAAACACAATCATCCGCTTGGAATCTAGCGGAAACCCCTATGCTGTAAATAAGTCGAGTGGCGCGGTAGGTTTGTACCAGTGTCTGCCGACAGTTCATGCCTGCCCCTCATTGGGGGATGTGGCTGGACAGCATAGGTGGGGGAGCAATTACATGACTTCCAGGTATGGTACCTGGGAAAACGCCTTGGCGTTTTGGCGAACGAATGGTTGGTGGTAGTAATGGGTTTCATTGACTACGTAGTCGAATACTTCAAGGGACCTCAGGGAGCCCCGGGTAATCCGGGTGAGCCTGGCCCGGTAGGTCCAGTAGGTCCTGTTGGGCCTCCGGGGATCGATGGTAATGATGGCGCTAAGCTGGGGTACGGGGTTGCTCGTTATTATGATGAGGCTTTTCTTGGGGCTGACCCAGAACCAGTTACTCTCACCCAAAATCTAGAGGTTGTTCATCCCAACCCTAATGCCATTGTCATATCCGGTGGATATATTTTCCCACCCTTTGAGCCTTACTATGACACTGTAGAAGTTAATTATGTTAAGAATTATCCAAGTTTTGAGTGGGACCCCTACGGCGGAGTAACTAACCCCATCCCTAAGAAATGGAAAGTTGATGTCAACTATACTCAAACAGGGGATGCTATCATTGACATAAAGGCTTGGGCCTTTTTCTGGGTCCCTGAGGGACCCTTGACAACTGACTCCGACACCCCACGGGTGTACGTCCCAGTAGTAGAGTAGTAAAAGCCCCCTCCAATTGGAGGGGGCTTCTTTTTGTTTTATACGTCTAGCCTAGCCCATCTAATATAGCTACCAGCCTTGATAATCGTTGGGGAGACAGTTGTAGAGTTGAGCTGAGCCCCTCTAATCTGTACAGTTCCCCCTGTACCACCTGTAGTCACCATAGCTCTCTCCAAAATCAGCTGGGGGTCTTCGCTGGCAAACCCGCGAACTGTATAGTTAGTCTGCAAAGTGGGTGCCCCAGAGGGTATGTTCGCTCGCGTACTAGCCCTACTTGTGTAGTCCGCCGATACGTTAGTTGCCCCAATACAGAACTTTTGCCCTGTAGCCCCTGAGGGCACAGTCCAGTCAATTTTACAACCAGGCACCTGGGTATTTGCGTTAGTTGTATCTAGGGGAGTACAGGTCACAGCTATAAGAACCTCTATTTCGTATACCGCGTTGTTATCCAGGACCACCGATAGCCCTGTGATATTCCCTAATGTAGTGGTACCACTGAATTGGACATCTGACCCCAAGACAGTATACCTAAACTTACCGTTATCCGTGTAGATAGCTCCACCGGTGTTTACGATGTTGCTACGGTAATCTGAACTCCAGTCAGTACCAAAGTTATTAGAATTAATACGACTGCTGTGGGCGCCAGTCCCTCGGATAAAGATGGGGGCGTTAGCCTCGTTGGAGCCCCCAAACTTTCGAAAAGTATTATTAGATATTACATTTTTGGTATTTGCTGCACCACTCAAATCAATACAACCATACGCTGCGTTGGTGGTCTGACTAGCTCCAATAATAGTATTACCGGTAATAGTATTATCTGGGCTGGGCTGAGTGTTAGTCACTGGTGGAACTGCAAGTTTAATCCCAGCCTGGCCAGTATTGTAAATATTATTACCTTGAACAACACTACGTTTCACAGCTTCTAGACTAATGCCCGACAGGGTAGCACCATCAATAACGTTGTTGGATATAACAACGTTAGAGTTCTGGTTAGTGGTGGAGTTGTTCCCAGAAGTCAACCGAATTGCGTCCTGGCCTGCTGAAGTAATGACGTTATTGGAAATAACACTATCAGTCAGGGAGTAGAACCCTATACCATTTTCAAGGGGGGATTCTATAGTATTATTACTCACAACTATGTGAGAGTAAAACACCCCATTGCTGTCCGTATGAGACCCGACAAGTTTTCCAAAACTGCCCAGACCAGAGCCGTCTGTGGAGGGACCCATGTAGCAGTTAGTAACCTTAACGTTTTTTGTCAGGTTGGATGTTGGGCTTGTCTGAATCTGAATAGCCTCAGACATATTACGGCTAGGGGGTGAGTTGTTGTCAGTAAACCCCTCAAACCGGCAGTTGTTGATCACAAGGCCATCGATGCCGTTGACATCAAACCCGTGCCAACCCGCTACGTTCCTGATGGTGCAGCCCTCGAACCGGTAATTGCGCCCGTCTCCAATCCAGAACACAGTTTTCTGGTTGGTGCCCGAGCCACCTGTATTCACTGGAGCATTCTGGCCCTTGGCATCAAAGATGCCACCTAGAACAGTTACATTACTCTCGCCACCATATGAGGCACCAGCTATGTAGTTGAACATAGTCCAGTCGGGGGTGGTGTACAGGCCCCCGTTGAACAGGTATGCCCCTGTGAAGTCGTAGGTAATATTGCCACGTATAGTAATACGCTCATTTACCTTGTAAGACCTTGGGGGGACGACAACTCTGGCGCCCTTGTTGGTGGCTGCGAATGTGGCCGCTGCACTAAAGCAGGCATTGAAGGCAGCTGAATCATTGGTAGTGCCGTCCCCTTTAGCCCCATAAGAGAGAACGTTGAACTCTCGGTTCCCAGAGGATTGAGGTGCAAGTAGCTCAGTCATCTTTTTATTTACACCTTCCTTGGCATGATCACAACACGGTAAGCGTTGGTAGCCGGTGCTGCTGCGAACGTCAGGGTTGCCGTGTTGGTAGTAGTAGCTGCTATATCAACGTCTACACGATCAAAGGGGCTGGTGCTACGATACACCTGGATGATTACATCCTGAGTACCTAAGTTATGTGTTACCACGATGCTGGTAGACGACCCATTGCCGATACTCTGTACGAAGCCTTGTCTGGCTACCACATTGAAATCGACAGCCAACCCTGAACCCGTTTCGGTCAACCCAGAGCTGGATGGAGTGCTACCCGCTACGATAAGATAAATGGCCATTTTATCTCCAAAAAGAAAAGGTGAGGTAGCGGTTTACCTCACCTTTTATTATACGGTATGGAGACTTCTAGACCTCGGTTAAGGCTATCAAGGTGATTGGTATGAAGTTCACATAGGCAGCCGTCCAGCCCTCATACTCTCCCCCGGTAGATGTAAGTGTTCCAACGGTGCTCAAACACTCCTGTTGTGCATTGCCAAACTGGGGATCAATATTAGGGCCTCCAGAGTACACGGCCTGCTCTTCTGTAATGGGGTTAAAGAAGTACACCTGATAAACCCACCCAGTAAAATTGGGTCCCATTAAATAATCTGCCATTAGTCTACTCCATTAATCCATAGTTTTGATATAGGCTCTATCCATATATAATTAGGGAGAGCCGCTGGTTCTGAATCAAATAGTGCAATATAGTCTAATGCTGCTTGTTTAGCCTCATTAAAGGACCTGAAAAACAGCAACCCACCGTTTATAGATATTATCTCAGGTGCACCATTTGGGACTATACATTTATACACAACGTACGCTTCTGAGGTTAAACCTAATACCATTACGCGAGCCTTTCCAGTCTCAGATACGCTCCAGCTTGTGTTGTAGCTGTACCCCCACCGGCACGAATCATACTTATACTTATCGTGCCACTTCCAGTAGATACCATAGAGCCCTGGACTTCAATTATATGTGTAGCTACCGCTGTTGCTCCTGTAGACATATTTGTTGCAAATGCTGTTGCTTGTCCGGACGTGGGCGCGCTCCCGGACCGAGTGGCAACAGAATTCAAATACAATGTGCTAGTGGTAGGGCCACTAGTCGGGGATACTTGTAGATTCAAAGATGTCAAAGCTAAGGTAGCAACTACAGTAGGTATCCACGCATAAATAGACCAAGTCCCAGCGGGTACAGAAGCAATACTTAATCCCGTAATAGCAGTCAAACTTGTACCAACTGCCACTGTACCCGTAGCTATAGAACCAAATTGCCGCAGATCCACATAGTTCTTGGTAGCTAGGTGAGTTGAAGCTGTAGGATCAGCAGCAGTCACAGTGCTGGAGAAAACCCCTGCCCCTGTTACGTCCAGCGGCACAGTGGGAGAGACGTTCCCCACCCCGAGCCTGTTATTGACCTCATCGAAAGCGGAGAGGACACCACCCGTTCCCAGGAAGATTTTCCCCTTGGTACCACTGCTGGTGGATTGAAGAACAAGGTTTCCTCCCGAAGCGGAACCCCCTCGGATAGTGGGGCCTTCAACCGTAGTTGCAGCCTGTAGCGTACCGGCTCTCAGGGTGCTGCTGGCTGAGATAGTGCCCGAAGCTGTTCGGGAGAGGGTCTGGTCCCCTACACGGACTACGTTGGTGGCTGACGTGGAGTTAACCGCCGTCCACACGTCTCCATTCCAAGACGTGAAGGGGCGCCATTTACTGGAGTTGGAGTCGTAGAGGAAACTTATGCTGGAGACGCTGCTTGCTGCCAGGTTGGGGCTCCACCCCACCGTGCTGAAGTCCGGGTAGTCCGTAGTGTTCCAGGTGACCGTTCTACCACCCGTGGCATCCTGGACGAATACAAGAGTGAAGATACCGAAAGTCCGCCCGGTGGGGGCGTTAAGTGACGTGATGTTACCAGTCATGGTAACTTTCACTATAGAGCTATCGGTAATATCTGGCGCAAACGTTGCTGCAAACGTACCTACAGATAGAGCTTCCAGAGTTTTATCCGGTGCTACATTCTTAGGCATAGCTGCCCTCCTTAGCTATTAGCCTGTAATGGTTACACTGTATGCGTTGGTTGCAGGAGCTGAAGCAAACGTAAAAGTAGCCACAGTGGTGCTGGTAGCAACTACATCCGCAACCACAAAAGCATCAGTGGCAGTGTCTCGGATACTCCAGGTGATGTCCTTAGTTCCCAGACCATGGGTGACTGCAATAGAAGTAGAAGACCCATTCCCTATCTGCTGCGAGAATCGACGGCAGACCGTGGAGTCAATGCTCACAGTGTTGGCAGCTACAGTAATACCTGTACCCTGCCCTACATCAAGCACCCCCGCAGTTAGGGTAAGACCTGCACCAGCGACACCTGATGCTAGACCAATCTGGTCGGCCGCAACGTTAAGAGAGGCATCCCCCACAACGTTGAGGACACCAGAGGTCAGCGTAAGGCCGTTACCCGCCACCTGTGAAGCCAGGGATATAGTGTCAGCCCCCACGGTGATGGAACCATCGGTGTTGGTAACATCGAAGGTGGTTCCGGTTAGTGTAAGACCATTACCGGCTGAGTAGCTGGTGCCTCCACCAAACTGAGCAAAAACAATGTTATCTGTACCAATAACAGGGCCAAGACCACCTGAGGTGTTGGTAGTCTGTGTGTATGCCTTGTCGGCGTTAGCAGTCCCCCTAACAACAAACACCGTGGCATTGAGAAGTTCAGAAGATGAATCCGCATCTGAGGCTCGTGTAGGGGCACCAGAAGCATTAACAGTATAAATACCGTTTTCGGTTTGAGTGGTCTGGTCCTTAATTAGAATTCGCATGCCAGTTGCGAGTGTAACCCCGTCCACACTCTGGCCGTTGGCGTATGCGGTAGCGAGGGTACCGTTAGTGGTAGTAGCTACTTGGACAGGCTGCTTCCACTGGAGACCTACCAAGGCGTTATCGACATAGGATTTTGTTGCTGCATCGCTAGCTGAGCTAGGGTCTGCAACGTTTATCACACGCTGCGAACTGGAGTCAAAACCAGTTAGTGACTTGAAAGCCATTAGTAAAATACCGCCGTTCCCGCTATAGGTGAAGGAAATACAATCGTTGCTGAGTTAAGGGAGTTCTGGAATATATCAGCGACTACGTTTTGTGTCTCCCCCTGAGGGAGGATCGTAGCTGATACATAGTGAGCTAGGCCGTGATTAACTATCCAGTTACTGGACGGAGTAGTTTGTTCATGGACATAGACACTTCCGGAGGCGCCCGGAATACCCTGCGGCCCTTGAGGTCCAGGAACACCCTGGGGGCCTTGCGGGCCTTCTGGACCAGGGACGTAGACTATCTCCGGGCTTAGAGAAAATCCGCTATATTGATCAGATCTGAGATGTCAGCCGTAGGGGCTGAAGCAGGCAGAGCGATCGTATAACGGTGAGGGCGCATGCCCTCAAGCACTTCCAGAACCGAATACGTGAACGGGTTGGGGACCACTCCAGTGGCATCTGTAGCTACAAGATCCACTGAAAAAGCCCCATTGCTGTCCAAGGTCACAGTCTCACGTGCGGTAAAGACGATGTTGTTGACAGTGTCAACTACCCAGCTAGGTCCCTCGAAAGTGACCGTACCGGAAAGAGGCGAGCCATCAACCGTCTCGTACTTACCCGTGAGGGTTACCGTGTCCAGCCCCGGGGGTAGGGGCATATCAAACCTCTTTCCACTAAGCCCAGGCTATAGGTCGATCAACGACAGAAAACCGCGTCAAGGAACCCAACCATATCCGCAGTATACAAAAAGAGAGCAACCAGGGAGGCTGCCCTCTTTTAATTATATCGTAGATATACCTGTTTCAGTCACTCTTTGCGCTTGACCAATCCATTTACGGCAAAATCTCTGACGACCTTGGATCTCTCGAATATCCAGCCCAAGGCCAGGCCATAGGCCCAGTGTCCTAGAATACCATTCACAGTGACCACATAGTTCAGGGGGAACAGGTGAAGCTGGACTGCTGGGAAGAAGAACATTGCTGCAAACATTCCCATGCCCACGACTTCTCCATAAATCCACCCACCCTTGAGGTCATACATGAACCTAGGAAGCATGGCGTAGGTGACACCCATGCCCGCACCGTTGCCGAACATCCTCCACAGATACCCGATCCACCACTGACTAGGATCAAAAGCCGCTTGCCCCACCCACAGGGCTCCGATATGCGGAATGGGGTCCGGGAGACCTAGAGCTACAACAGCAACCATACGGACAACGTCGTACAGGACTGTAGCCAGAACCCCCATGGTGAAACCGAACGCGGCCCTCTTGCCTTGTTCAGGGTATAGGATACCCAGCACTATCATGGCAAGGTAACTCGGCAGTACATAGAGAGCGAACATCACACGAAGGGGTAGGATCTCCGCATAGGCCACTGTGAGCCCAAGGATAGCGGCTGGCCCCAGGACTACAAAAGCCAGCCTTACCCAGAATGCCTTGTTGATGTTGATGGAGAAGTGCCATTTCCAGAGGGAGAACTCTACTGTTCTCCCACCGGAATACATTGTTCTCTTGTTGTTCTCTATGATCTCGCCCAGCTTGCCATTCATCCACAGCCAAGACATCACCGAAGTGACGCCCATGACCATGGTGAAAGTAAGCACTCCGAGCATTAGTTGACCTCGAACCTGAAGGTGTCGAACGCCTGAACCTGGGTAGCCTTAGCAGTGGGGAGGATCAGATGCCCCGGCTGTGAACAGTAGACATCACCTCGGTAGAACCCGGGCTCCAGACCACTGACAGTGGCTTCCACGTTACCCTTGAAGCCCTGGACTCCCTTGAACGCCGCGTCGTAATCGTTGCCCGGGAGTCCATTGATACCGCCCTTGAGGCTGGTAATTCCTAGGTGGCAATGAGCGAACGGACGCCCGTCCTTGTCCAGCTTCCCGGGGTTCTCAAGAAACGTGGTACCCGCCCCGCCAGTCTCATCGAAGGTGAAGGCATTCAGGTCGAGCGGACCCTTGTTGTCTTCGACCCGGATTTTGATCTTGAAGTCCTTGCCCTTGTTGACGACCGACGGAGGGTTGTCAACCGTGACTCGTACAGAGTTCTTCGCAACTTCACCAATCGGATACGAAACACATGTACCGCCCTTGTTGTTCTTCCCCTCACCTGGCTCCAGAATACTGGATCGGCAGAAGTCTGAGATCAACGGGTTGGATTTCTCGAACTGGTTCTTGACAGCATCCCCTTTGAGCTTGATTTCCCCAGGGCGTTCGTCTGAGGATTTCTGCTCATCCTGGTTGTTGTCAACCTTCTGAGCTTCCGGGTCTTTCTTACCGTCCAGGTCATTGATAGTCAAGCCCGGGTTGGCATTGAACGGGGGGAAATCATTGGCGTCCGGTTTGTCCGTAAATTGTCCCAGCCCTACCAGAACACCACCCAGGGCTACAGTACCTGCTGCTGCCCAAGTAGCTACCTTTTTACTTTTAGCACTCATATTGACATCCCATAGATTCCCCGGCCATCTCCGTCTCCATAGCCCCCATCAGAAGCCATGTACAGGAGCGCGATGATGGCCGTAACGGCGGCTATAGCACCAGCAATAATCCATACAGTTTTGTTCTTCATCACATTCCTGCATCATTGTAGTAGTAACGCCACTGAGGGTCAGACTGAACTGGGTCTATCAGTTCACCTGGAACCTCATAGGCGCTGGGTGAGACAGTGGCAACCGGAGTCGGAGTTGCCACTGTCAGTTCGGGGGTCGGGTCCGGGGGTGCCGCACCCTCTTCAGGCTTATTGCTGGGGATCACAGAGGCAGTACCCTTGTCCCCAACACGGAAGCCCAGGAGACCGGAGATCAAGGGGACAATGGCAGCCATACCTGCCACCTGTGCCTTGTCGAACAGATCTGGGTCCCGGAGGAATGCCAGGTCTGCCTGACCCTTGGCAAAGGCTGCGATATACACAGCTACGAAAGCACCGACGAATGTCAGAACTACACGTTCTGCCAGATCGATGATACGTCTGTAAGTCATTGTCTTCCTGTTCTTCAGTATCAGATATTGGTATTTTCTATACCGGAGCGCCGTAGCGTCCAGCCCAAGCGGGATAAGGACGGCCCACAGAAGACGGGGCAGTATCAGGACCATTTTTAGCCAGTCCGTCACGGCCGTTAAAATACGAAGTAATCTGGTTCTTGGCACTTGGGGACAGCTCCCGATCGCCGATGGCTACGGCGTGTATGTGGTAAGCGAAGCCCTCCGCTGGAGTCCTGATCCAAGCGGCAAAGCCGACCTGGCGCAGGGCCTTGAGTAGTGCAGTGCTAGTGTCTCCGATGTCTACTACCCCGCCACCATCATGGGTACCAGCGCTGGCTGAGACACCTCCGGCGTTGTAGCTCCCCTGTGTGATGGGGAATGACTTGCCGTAAACGGTCTGAGCCTGCATCAGCATATCCTTGGTTCGCTGATTCACAGTGCGACCACCGAAGGTGGTGCGTGTATAGTTGGCGGCAGGTTCTGATGTGGGGGCTGGCCCCGGTGCATCATCATCCAGTACAACCTTGAAGTTGTACTTGGCACCCAGTGGGGGAAGAGATACACGGCCCGGTAAGCCGTCCCAAGGCTGTGCAGATTCCCCTACAGATTCTTGCCAACGGGTGTAGGCTGCTGAAGTCTGGGGACCCCAGTCACCATCCACCACCACCCCGCCGAACTCCTTGTTGAGTGCAGCTTGAACAATCTTGTTGGCTTCGGCCTTCCCATAGGGGCCTAGCTCAGAGAGCTTCACAGAACCGCTGGGCTCGGTCGGGGGATCAACCGGAGGAACGACAACTTCCTTGGGAACAAGGAAGGACGATCCCGGCTTCAGCAGGTTGTTCCACTTAACTAGCTGATCTACTGTCACTTTGTTTGCTGCGGCGATACCCGTGAGGGTATCTCCAGCCTTCACCGTGTATGGCATTTCAGTACCCCCTTGGCGGGCGAGACGGGTCGGCTTGCTGGACTTTAGAGGCTAGGTTCGAACCATCATTCAGGACACCGTAGCGGGACCGTACATAGTTGATGGAGGCCGCTGCACTGGCTACCGGGTCATAGATAGACAGGGACGTACCAGCCTGGTGGTAACGGGCGAATGTCTGGGGGATGCACTGCCAGGCTCCACGAGAACACTGGAACGGATTACCGTCGGACGCAGTACTGTAGCCCGGGGGGTTGATGGCGTTACTGTCATAGGTATTGACAGCATTCGGGTTGTAGCTGGACTCCCGCAGAGCGATGGTCAGATAACCATTGATCCAGTCCTGAGTAACAGGAAGGCCGATAATAGTGAGAGCTTCCTTGATGGCAGCTTCACAGGTAGCCTTGCCTGCCGGAAGACCAGACTTGGTGAACAGAACCTGATTGGGTGAGATCTGGCCGACCGTGTTGGTGGAGGGGGTTTGGACAATCTTCCCGGAGCCGTCTGCCATGCCCCGGAGGAACACCCACCCGGCCTGGTTGATCTGGGCGTCATAGGTAAGATTAGGCCGACGGAACTGCACCTTGTCATTGTGGAACGCGGCAACAGCATCCTGGGTCTTAGGACCGTAGTTGTCGGCAGGCTCAACATCCTTGGACATGTAGCCCACGCGCTTCAACTCAGCTTGTAGGGGCTTAGCCGACGGGTCGGTGGAGTTCATCTTGGGGAGACCGTTGATGTACGGGTCATCCGGCACCGGCTCATCAGCCTTGTACCCGACGATGTACTTGGAGCCGGACGCAACCTTGATGCCATTCCATTCCAGCAGCTGATCCACAGTGATCTTGTACTGAGCGGCAATGGAGGTGAAGGAATCTGTATAAGTAGCCGTGTGGAGTACCGGGACCTTGGTTGGCGGGTCCACCGGAGGCACAGTGGGATCTACCACAACGAGAGACATTCCGACGGGGATCAAGTTGTTGATGCTCACCAGGTTGTCTACAGTGGTCTTGTACTTGGATGCCAGGGACGCAAGAGTATCAGTTGCAGCCAGGGTGATCTTTGTGTACTCCACAGAGGTACCTTCTACTATGGAAGGGCGGAAACCGTACACCCACTTGAACATCGGGTCCCTGGCTCCACGTGCTGCTTCACCGCTACGGACTCGGGGCGGGGTAGCTTCGAACTCTAGACCTGCCAGAGTCCCCCCTGTGTGACCGATACCTTCGTCTGTGATACCAATCATGAACGGGGCCTCTAGGTTCTTCTCCCAGCCTGGGAGAGGGTTCTGTGCGCCACCATGGAAGGGGTGGGTGGTGAACCAGCGAGAGGGCTTCCCGTCTCGGATCATGGTAGCGATACCGGACATGAAAGTAGAGCAGTCGAAGGAATCTCCGAACGTGCCAAGGGAGTAAGGTTTACCGACTTGGGCATTGGCCCAGTCAAGGGCTCGCTCCAAGTCTTCCATTGTTGCCATCGGAGACTCCTAACCGAATGGGATAACTGTAAGGGCAGGTACATCCATTCTAACTGGTGTACCGTTGGAAGAGCAACGTATATGCATTGTAAAAGTATTGTTCCCTGGGGTCAGTGAAGTATACCACCGGAAGGTCATATATTCACTGAACAAGCCACCCGTCACTGTGTTCTCATCATTAGGGGCATACACATTGCCAGAGCTACGAATAGCATAGGTGTCATTTGCTGAAATGCTAGTGGCACCTGACACAGCTATACTGCAAAAAGCTGAAACTGTTGCCGCAGGCGGAGGGGATACTGGCATGGAAAGCATCCCGTTCCAAACCACCAAAGCATTTGTCCCCGTAGTTACAGTAAGACTAGGGTTGGAGTAGCCTCCGGAAGTACTATTAGGTACCCCATACGTAGATGTTGAAGTAGTCTTGACTCCGAATCCTGTTGCATTATCACTCTTGATCTCTCGGCCTACAACAGAATTAGGGCCGTCAGAGGAGAACCAAACGCCCTCCGAAGAGGCTACTCCACCACTTTTCAGCTTGCCTATCAAAGTCTCATTCATGTTGTCATACAGGTACTTGTTCACATCCTCTGCGGCCAGACTTGTTCCAGCCACAAAGGTGAACGGTGCCCACCAAGTCATATCAACCTACATCGGTAGCGCTAGAATGCGACGGTTTCGGAAAGTAGCGGTCTTATCACCTGTCCGGTATTTAAGACTAAAGATGTTATACCCAGGCGTCAGATCATTGAAGAATACAAAGCCCCCAAATGCATTCTGTGAGTTTGTATCTGTAGAAAGGATAATGGCTGCATCATCTCCAGCTTCTTTGCTGGTTGCCCCTGCTACTTCTACAGCAATAGCACATTCGCCTTTACGGACGCTACTGTTAACTTCTACAGAAAATAGGATAAGAGCGACGCTGCTAGTAGTAGCACCTACAGACGGACCTACAGTGGCTAGATCAATATAGGCAGTAGAGGTGAGGGACTGTGCAGTGTTAACTTCAGCATATGTCACTCCTCTCTCAGCAAGGCTGTAAGGGCCTGTAACAGCGAAATAGCCTCCCCCCACCCCGCCATTATTAGTGGACTTGGCTGGGATGGTCTCTAGAAAATTATCTCTTAGCTGGGTGTTCAGTTGTGCTGCCGTAAGTACTGCCCCATCAACAAAGGTCATAGGCACAGTCCAAGCCATGTGTCCTCCTAAAGTGGCAGTACAATCAAACGTCGGTTGGAGTACGTATTACTGTGAAGCTCAACCTGCGGGGGCGTGCCAGTGGTCCGAGGTGTATTGTACTTCATAGTAAATGTATTCATACCCGGGGTAAGGCCTGTAATAAGAGTCATCTTGCCTCTTTGGGTGGTAGACCCGGCCATCGGCCAGAGAGAGAACCCTTGGTTTGCCCCTATCACATCGGTAGAGCTATATGTAGTCAGCCGATGACTTGAATCCTGTACATCCACCCCTATAAAAATCAAGGATTGAACTTCCGGGTTATCGCAGTTGGCCTTGGCTGACATAAATACCAGAGCCCGGGTACCTGTCTGGATAGTTACAGTGGGACCCCGAGTACCCAGATCCCTGGGGGTATAGGACCCGTTGTCCCAGGTGTTACTTCCCAAATATACTAGCGGAGGGCAAGTAATAGTTTCAGAACCGTCTACAACCTCCCCCAAAACCTTACGCTCCACAAGGTTCGCCCCTGTGTCAGTTGTAAGGTGAGATCCTGCGGTAGTGCACTTCATCACTTCGCTTTCCAAAAGGTTGTCACGAAGGTAGATGTTCAAGTCTGCCGCAGTAAGAATATCCCCAGGGTTGAACTGCTTAGGGGTGGTCCATACCATGGTTCACCTCACAGGGGGAGTACTGTGATTCGACGATTCACAAAAGAGCCCGTACCCGCTGAAACCGCATACTTGGCTGTAAAGGTTTTAGACCCGGACGTAAGAGGGGTCTGGAGGAACGTCATCCCAGTACGGATAGCTTGGTTAGCAGCAGCCGTGGTAAGGGAAATAGCAGTCACATCTGAGGCTGCGATAGTGCTTGCTCCGGACACTGCATAGGACATCTTCGCTACAGCGCCCGATGTGCTGTTCTGAAGAGATGCGTATATACTCACCAGACAGGCTGTGCCTGCGTTAACGGTAACTGAGGGGCCTACAGTAGCGAGGTCTGCGTAGCTTGTAGAGGTGGTAGTCTCAGTAGTCGCTATATGTGCTGACTGAGCAATTCGTTCCGTGATGGCATTAGCCCCGGTGGATACGAAGTACCCGCCCTGAGTAGTCGCCTTAGCTGGGGCGGTTTCCAGGAGGTTGTCTCGAATATATGTGTTGAACTGTGCAGCAGTGAACGCGTTTCCTGCCACAGCCGTCATAGGTGCAGTCCAAGCCATTACAGTACTCCGTTTTCCTTGTTCTCTTTGATGAGATCCGATACAGTCTGCCCATTAGGGCAATTGGCCCGGAGGGCGAGTTCATGACCTGCGGGGAACCAGTTGCGGGTAGCTCCCACAGGTCGTCGCTCTAGAACTTCCCAGATATCATCCGCATTTCGGGGCCAGTCCACAGGAGTAATCATGTTACAACCCCCGAAGCCCACACAGTAGAAAGTTTCCTGCCTAGGCATGAGAGCAATAGCATTATTGCAGTCCTTCCGGGGGCAATCTGCTACCCAGGTACCGTGATTTACATAAGCTCGTGCAACTGTCATAGTCCTAGAATCCTGTTCCCATTCAAAGTTGACTGCCCTACGATGAACAACTTCTCATCGAAATCATATAGGTTGGCCCTGTTACCGAACACCCCTATATCGAATCCAGTCGCTTCATCATCAAATATCATAGCCCCCTCAACAGGAGTAGGGAGCTGTTCACAGCCTAGCACGGTTTCGTGGGTTTTTCCAGAGGAACTGATCTTATTAGTGATCTGTTCCACATAGAAATCATTGTTCGTAAAGGTCTCCGTTTCGTTGATATCCACACGGTCTGACAGGCGCAGATCCAGCATGGTTCGGAGACGGATATCATTGGCATTCAAGAGCGAGAAGGTAACAAAAGGAAGCTTTTCAGAACGCTGATTAAGGATTACCTCAGTAACGGCACGAGCGTCATTGATGTTCATCCATTCAGAAGGCTGCTCACTGTCGATGGGGGTCTTGACGCCAGAGACCACCTGTGAGGCTACGTCTTCTGTTTTCACGTTGAATGTGTGGAAAACCTTTACAGGTATAGCTCGAAGGGACATTCCAGAAATGACAGCAGTGTCGTTCCCCGTAGCTGTAACTGTGATATCTACTGACTGGCCAGAAGTCCTGGACAGGTTAACCTGAACAGTCCCCTGCTCTACCAGGAAGTCATACTTATCAGGGGTGACTACCTGATTGGAGCCGCTGTAAGACTTGAGACCGGCGACCGGGACCACAGCATCATAGAAGGGGTCGTCAGCCTTGGCCTTGTAGACGTAAGGCTCACCGGGGAAGATAGTCTTCGTGTCCTTGTCCTCCCAGACAACCTCCTCAGAGAAGGTCGGGTAGCGCTTCTCTGATGTGACCTCGATCTTGTTGATAATGTCCTTCCAGCCGATGTCATAAGTGAACGGCTGAGACATCCCGATAGTGGGAGCAAGGTCGAATGTGTTGAAGCCTAGGTCACTCAAGCCCTCAGTATCTGTAATACCTAGGATCAGCTTGAGGGCGAACGGGTCAGATAGGGCTACATACTCAAGACCAGATGAAACAGGTACTACACCTTGAGTTTCTGTACCTGTACCACTATCTGAACTGGACTTGTTTACAGCAGCCTTTATAGACTCCGTTTCAGTTCCTGTACCGGTGTCGGAATCTGAAACCAGGAGTTTAGGCTGAATACTCTCTGTCTCAGAACCAGTTCCGGTATCTGAGTCATTAAGCTCAGTGACCAGGCCCGCGTTAGGCTTCAAAGAAGTCGTCATACAGACTTCTGTACCATTTGCAGAGGCCGTAGCCGATGTAGTGCCTGTGGCCCCTAGAGTGGCTTTAACGCCCGTGGTTACGTTTAGCGCCAGGAACGTGGAGTTGTCAGAACGCTCTGTAAGGGAAGTAAGGTTGGCGTTTGTCTGCCCACTGATGGTCGCGTTGAACACAGCCCCGAACAAGACCACCATACATTCATCTACTGTGGTGGTGATTGAGGGGAAGGTTACTGAAGTGTTACTGGTGCTTTCGGAGCTTCCGGCAGTAACGTTAAAAGGGTTGCCTACGCTCTGACATCCACGGAATGCATGGATAATCGCACTTTCCCCGTTGGCAGGAGAAGTGAAGGTAGGTGCGGTTTCGGAGGCGGTAGCTCGCCGCCAGAACATGGTAGCCCGGAAGCCTGCTGAGGTGGAGTCTTCAAATGTCAGAAGATTCCACCCAGAGGGGGTAGGGGCTACCTCTCCGTCGTTAGTGACAGCGAAAAGGATGAAAATATCATCAGTTGTATATCCCGCAGGTAGACCCGGGGTAAGCGAGCCAGATGACAGGTTGTTTACAAACGTACCCGCAGCAACCCAAGTAGGGGCAGCCATGTGTGTCCCCTTTCAGTAGAGGTACTGCGTATTAGGCTAGAGTCATGGTAGCGGTAAAGATCCAGATATCCGAAGACGTCTTAGTCCCCAGGCTAACTACTTTCCGGTTCAACAGTACATAGTTAGTGGGCAAGGTGCCCCCCGCTGTGAATGTGGTAGAGGTGTTAGGTACTACAATTCCATACTCGTTCCACGCAAAGTTAGCATCTGCCGTACCAAACGTAGCAGCAAACTGAATATTCTGAACCCCTGGGAGGCTAGGGAATCCAGAATCACACTGGTTAAACCTCTTAGAGGCTCCAAGCAGGTTGTTATCAGATGCCGCAGCAGCAGTGCTGCTGTTCCCTACCCCAATACCTGTATGAGTCTGATCCCATACCTGGGTGTTAGAGTTGAGCTGGCCCCAGATGCGGTTAATTCCGCCGTTTACCAGAAGGTTCCCTGGCTGACCTGCATCCGTAATCTCGTAGGGCTCTACAGACTTAATAGGCTGACCTTCGGGAATATCCTCAGCACGGTATTTAAGAATCCGCACCTCTGTGAACATCCGGCCAGATTCAATAAGATCAGACATATCAGGCTCCTAGGAAAGTGTGTGCCCAGGAAATTTCCAGGGTGTCAGCAGCGGTCTTGTTCACAGCAGAGAACGTGACTCGGGATATAGTGTTGGCTGAAGTAGACGTGGCGTTAGAGGCAGAATCTGTGACTATAACAGCTTCTGTAAGGGCCGAGTTTGTAGCCACACCTGGCCCCCATTGTCCATAGTACAAAAGGTCCCAACCGGCATCCGAGGGCCTCTGCTGGAATACAGGGTAACCAGTGAGAAACGAGATATTAGATCCTGTCACGTAGCTACCTAAGGCAGAGTTTGATCCGGACTTAGAGGGTAGTACTGCCCCGGTCCCCAGTTTCATGCCGGTCACTTTTGTATTATATATGGGGTTAGCTGGTGCAATGTTGGCACCTGAACGCTTAGCATAGTATTCATCACCGGCTGTAGTAATAAGGTTTTCTATTTCCTGCCGATGTTTGAGGTCCCCATAAGGCCCGTAAAGTGAAACAATCACAAGCCCTCGGAGTCCACTTCTGTCCTTGTGCATTATCTACCAATCTACAGAAATTGACCTTCTAGTATTATACCAATTAGAGGGCTGGGTCACTATCACATTCAGCAAAGTGAGCAACCACTTGAGTTGAGAACGTTGAGACGTACCGGTGGTGGCGATCCTTGAATACAAAGTCACCAACATCATCCGTGTAGATGATAGACGGAAGTCCCTCAGCCGACAGGAGCTTCTGGATAGCATCCAGAGCATTAGTGTCGTCCTCCCACCACCAGTCAATCACAGTGGCGCCGAAATCCAGCTTGCGCTTCTCTTCAGGCCAATTGATTTCGTCCAATACTTTTCCGATAGCTTCTCCCGTACGGATGTTCTGGAAAAGTCCTGTTGAAATATGGGTGGCTGCCAGTTTGCCCAGTACATCAATGCCGGTGAGAGATATGAACGACTTGCCTGGTACTAGGCGTTTGATCACATAGTCATCAATGAACCCGTTGTACAGGATGTAGAACCGGCCTTCGAATATAGCCCGGATCTGCAACGGGGAGTTCGTAGCCGCATTGGCGGCATTATCCCCCACAACTGACAAAGGGTTGTTCGGGGAGTACAGTCGGTTAAGGTTGTCAAAATCAAAACTTGTTTCCGAGGTAGCTACTGCTGACAAAGCCCTCGGGGTGTCACGACCTTCGTTTACTTCGATAGTGTCACCCTGGCTGTACACCAGGCAAGTGATATCCTCCCCCATGAACTTGATCCGCATATCGTCTATGTAGACAGGGGCGGATATAGTACCGGTGGTGGACACCATCATAAGTTGTACGGTAGTACTCACAGTGGAAGCTACGAAGGACGTTTCCAGATACAACCAGTCATCTTTGACAGTTGTAGTCGTACTGAACAACGCCCCGGGTACAGTCAACTGGACATGCCTTCCACCTGAAGGCACATAAGCCCAGCCGAAAACTGTATAGGCTTGCCCTATAGTCAGTCCGGTCACTATCTTGTGGGCTGCCAAGCCTACTGCGGGAGATGTGTCACTGCCGAATACAAACGTGTCGAACAGGGAACCCAGATCATCAAACACAATCTCGGTTCCTGCCACATCCGCTGAGATCTTCAGGGAATACGGGCTTGACCGGACGTAGTCCGTACTAAGGTCGACTCTAGCACCCGTATCCGCGATCCAGACGTCTGTATTGTGGTCAAAGCTCCCTATGTTCCGTTCCTGAGGATCAGTCCAGTTGACTATTACCTGATACTCAGCCGTATTTGTAGCCATTACCGCCTGCCCTTACGCTCTGCGTTCTTCATGGCCTGTAGGACCATGTCCTCGATCTGCTTCTGACCGCCTGTGATCACAGCGTTTGAGAAATCGAAATTGTAGACACTGCCGGATGGTGCTGCATTAGCAGTGTTCGAGATGGTCACTGGTGCAGTGGTCCGGGGGGCTACAGTTCCATTGATGTTCAGTCCACCTGCCGCACGTCCAGCGATACCCTTTGAGGCGGAACTGATAAGAGCCTCTTGCCTACGAATACCACGAGCGAAGTCCTCACCCATGGCCATACCGGAGTACAGTGAGTACCCGCGACCGGAGAGCGGACCCTCCTTGGCCGGGGAACCCGGCATTGCAGCACGAGCAGCAGCTGCCAGACTCTGTGCTGCCGCAGCAACGGCACCTACCTGGCTCTGAAGACCTGCGGCTAGAGCCTGGCCCATTGCAGCACCAGCAGCCTGGAACTGACCTACAGCAGCTTGCAGTACGGCTACGGCCTGCTGGACAGCCTGCTGACAAGCCTGAACCATTTGCTGACCACCCTGTTGAACGGCTTGGACCATCTGCTGCACGCCTTGCTGAGCAGCCTGGGTCATCTGCTGCCAACCCTGCTGCATAGCCTGAACCATTTGCTGAATTCCTTGAGTCACAGCCTGAGTCATCTGAGTCATAGACTGTGTGACCTGGGTGGTCAGCTGAGTCATGGCAGTCGTAGCAGCCGTAGTGACCGTAGTCCAGCCGGTAGTGAATGCAGTGGAGATAGCTGTCATACCAGTAGTTACAGCTGTAGAGATGGTGGTCATTCCTGTGGTTACTGCTGTGGCCATGGTTGTCATAGCAGTAGTGATCGTTGTGGTCCACGTGGTAGTACCCACCAGAATAGCGGCATTAATGGCTACGAAAGCCGTGGTAAATGCAGTCGCCCACATTGTAGTACCTGTGGTAATAGCCGTACTTACAGCCGTCATTGCCGCAGTAATAGTGGTGGTCCACGTTGTGGTTCCAACCGTAATAGCGGCATTAATGGCAGTAAACGCAGTATTAAATGAAGTTGCCCAAGTGGTGGTACCCGTGGTAATGGCTGTACCTACAGCAGTCATAGCTGCTGTGATGGTGGTAGTCCAAGTGGTAGTACCAACAGTGATGGCAGTATTAATTGCTGTAAAGGCAGTATTGAAGGAAGTAGCCCAAGTAGTTGTACCAGTAGTAATAGCAGTACCGACGGCGGTCATAGCGGCTGTAATGGTGGTGGACCAGGTAGTAGTACCAGTAGTGATGGCAGTATTGATAGCCGTCATAGCTGTAGTAATGGACGTGGACCATGTGGTAGTGCCTGTAGTGATAGCAGTACCAACTGCTGTCATAGCCGTGGTTATAGATGTAGTCCACGTGGTGGTACCAGTTGTGATAGCCGTGCTAACAGCAGTCATGGCTGTAGTGATAGATGTGGTCCATGTGGTAGTACCGGTGGTGATAGCAGTACCCACTGAGGTCATAGCAGTGGTGATAGCAGTAGTCCATGAAGTAGTACCTGTGGTAAACGCGGTACTTACTGCTGCCATAGCAGTAGTGATAGTGGACTGAATCTGAGCCATGCCCGTGGTAACGGCTGCCTGGGCTTGAGTCATGGCCTGCTGGATACCTTGGGCAATTCCAGCAAATGCACCCGCGCCTCCACCCCCTTGATCACGGACACCTGCTAGAGACTGGCCCTTACCCCCGAAAAGACTTCCGATCTTATCAAAGATGCTCCCAGCTCCGCCACCAAAAATATCTCCCTTGAAAATATCTGAAATAGTGCTCTTTACGCCCTCGAAAGCTGATTTAGCAGCAGAAGCAATATTGTTCCATACGGCTGTACCTGCTGATTCAATACCACTCCAAATTGCTGTACCAGCAGCCTGGATGCCGCTCCAAATAGCAGTTCCCGCAGCTTGAATGGCTGACCAGATCGCTGTCCCCGCTGCCTGGATACCTGACCAAATAGCAGTACCGGCAGCTTGAATTCCCGACCATATAGCTGAGCCTGCTGCCTGAATGGCGCCCCAAATAGCCGTACCAGCAGCCTGGATAGCACCCCAGATGGCTGAGCCTGCTGCCTGGATAGCTCCCCAAATCGCGCTCCCCGCAGCCTGAATGGCGCCCCAAATAGCCGTACCAGCAGCCTGGATAGCACCCCAGATGGCTGAGCCTGCTGCCTGGATAGCTCCCCAAACAGCTCTACCCCGAGCGTCAATGGCGCCCGAAGTATCCGTGACAGCAGCCTGGATAGCACCCCAGATGGCTGAGCCTGCTGCCTGGATAGCTCCCCAAACAGCTGTACCAGCGGTTTGAATAGCACTCCATAC